TAGAGTTTATAATAATATTGAACGTAGGCATAGCCGAAGTGAAATATTATTGATTTACTATTCATAGAAAAGAAAAGGGATATGGTAAACATAAATTAAAGTATTTCCTTTTGCAGTGAGTGGGGTTGCGCCGTCCGTCTGCCCCCTCGCTTGCCCCTCAGATTTTTATTTTTGGCTCTAGCAGAATTTTTCTGAATTTCTGCGCTAGAGCTATTTTTTTCTTCTCGGCTTCCCCTCGCTTTCACGGATTTTCTGCAAGACTTTCTGAAATATCTGAACCATTCTCTTTCAGCAGTTTCGCACCTTGCTGTCTCGCATTTTCTTGTGTTCCCTTGCTATATTTTGGTGTTTATTTATTATCTTTTTGTGCTATTTTATTATGTTTTTATGCTCCTATATCTCCCTTTTCTCCTTGTGTAATATCTTGCTTACTGTTTTGTGTAGCAAGATTATTTTTTTGTGCGCCTTGATTATTTTTAAGAGGGTTGCCCCTCGTTTTAGTCTGTTTCCCTCAACTTCTTTATGATTATATTATACACTCTTTTTTATTGTTTGTCAACACTTTTTGTCATGTTTTGATTATTTTTTTGTGTTGTATTGTAATTTATAAGAGGGTTGCCCCTCTTACTTTTTTTGATTATTTTTCAATGTAGTCACGGATTGTCTTGATTAGAATATCTGTGTCTGAGTATCCTTTTTCTCCAATCACTTTTCCAAGGAGATTTAAGGCTTGTAGCGCCATTGTTCTATCGTCTAGCCCTTTTCCTTCATCTGCCTTGTTATCGTCCTTAGAGGACTTAATATGGCTCTCAGCGTCGCCCTCAGACCATTCTGTTTCCTCTTTTCTTGTAAGGCTAACATCATATAAGAAGGTGTCATCGCTAGAAAGGTAATCAGCTATAATCACTCGTGAGTTAATGCGCGTGATACTCGAATAGGCAACGATATTTTCATAGCCTACTTGCGCCACTGGAATAAGAACTAACCCTCCCTCCCTGATAGCAATACACCCTTCATCTGTGATATTTTGATAGTCTTTCAGCAACCCTTGATAGTTAATTTGAACGTGGTAGTGTTCAGCAATGATTTTCAGTAACTCGTCCAATTCTTGCTTGTTGCCTACTAGGATTGCTCGTCCTTCTTGTAGGTTCTCAAACAGTTCTTTTAGGTCAGGAGTGTTCTCTTTGGTTGTGGTTTGTAACTGCTTAGATTCAAACACCCCTTTTATATACTCATGGTAAAAGTGTCCTACACTTCCACCCTCTACTACGATTGTAGTATAGTCTGACATCAATTCAGCAAGCCATTCGGGATCGATTCCATAGTAACGATAAGCTCGTCCGCTTTTCATAATGACATCAAGAGAAGTGCTTGTTGCGATTTTGATTTCTTGGATAAACGTTGACATATTGGAGTTCCTTTGAGTTGCTGATAGTCTTGTAGAGGAATAGAGAAAGTCGCTCGGAGAAAGTTGTTTTTTCCTTAAAGTTTTAGCATAAGTGTTTCCGCAAATATGCTATACGAATAACTTTTTTATTTTTAAAAGAACACGCTTTCTCTATCCCTTTATAAAACTACCAACTGGCTTTCTTTTCTTAATTTCTTTATGATTATATTATACACTCTTTTCTTTCCCTTGTCAAGACTTTTTGATTATTTTTTTGTGTTCCCTTTGTACTTTTTTGTGGTGGAAATGAAAAACTATACTTCTGGGTAAACAAAAAGCAAGCTAGGTTCTAGCTTGCTTTTCTTATTTTTTTATTGTTCTTCCTTGCCAACTGTAGCATACATTTCTGCAAAATTCTTGATTAGATCAATGTTTTTCTTTTGAGCTTCAATTTTTTCAGCACGGAAGCGTTCATAGTCTGCCATATCGCGTTGGTAGGTTGCTTCAATGAGTTTCAGCTTTTCTTCAAGAGCTTCATCTTTAAAGCCACAGAATTTTTCGATTGAGTCGCCATCTTCATCAGTATTGTATTCATAAATACTGTTGTTTTTTCGCAAGCTATCAATAAGTTCTTGTGTTTTGAAACGCGGTTCTGATACCCACTTGTTTTGTGTATCAAGTGTAAGCAAGATTACATTTGCTAGCATAGCTGTTGGATTTTCCATTTTTATACCTCTCGACTGTATTGTCGCTTTCTTTTTTTATGATTATATTATACACCTTTTTTGTTTTGCTGTCAACACTTTTTATCATTTTTTTGTGTGGCTTGATTATTTTTAAGAGGGGTCGCCCCCTCTTTTTGTGTTGCGTTCTATCTAATCTGTTACTCTTTGGTAGTAGCTGATTGCTTCCTCATTATCCTTGAAATGCTCATAGATAAAGTCCTCAATGTTACACCATAGGTCAGAATATAAACTACATAGAGTTTGGTTTTTTTCGTTGTGTTGCCAACTCTTATGATTGAGTACCATAGCAAACTCTGTCATGTACTCAATGTTATCTTTCCATTCATCTTTTGCTCGGTTGTAGGTGTCCTTGACACCATTAACTCCGAACATATCAGCAATGCTAAAGTCAGCCCAGAAGGTTGTTTTAGGCTCATAGCCAATCATTTCAAAGATAGGGTTTGTGTATGTTGTAGTTAGGTTCATGTTGCGTTCTCCTTTTTAATTCTAAGGGGCTTATAGCCCCCTTTTCTAAGCGACCTCTATATAAGTCAGATGGTGTTTCTTCACGATTTCATCTAGGATTTTATTCATATCATCTGAAACTCGGTTGATTACTTCTTCTAACTTCTCAACCGTTGTATCTAGCCATTCTTCAACATTTTTGACTTCCAATTCTGCGATAGCTGTATCAATAGTATCTCTGTCAATCGAAAGCCCACATAAGCTAATAAAGGTTGCGTTTGGTTCACATGAGCCTTCATGAGCGATATGGTAGGTCTCTTCATAGTCCTTCATGTAGGCTTCGTCAATACGTTCTGCCACAAGTTCCCAGAACTCATTCATCATTTCTTCTGTAGCTCCGTAGTTCTCACTTAGCGTTTGTCCGTGCCACATATAATTGTATTCTGAAAGAATATCTACTCGGTTCATTAAGGCTGTAATTGACATAGGTTTTTCTCCTGTTTCTTAACTTCTTTATGTTTATATTATACACTCTTTTTCAGTGATTGTCAATAGTTTTTTGATTATTTTTTTGTGTTTTGTTAATATTTTTTTATGGCGAAAATAAAAAAGCTAGTTACCTAGCCTTATATTTGTTCTTTGTAAAATTCGATCTTCGTGGTCTGTTTTAATTCTTAACCCCAATAAATTTATTGATAAGATCAGCTTGTCTATTTGCATTATTGATAAACTCAATAATAAACTTATAGATTTCTCTCCCTAATTTCCCCCTACAATCATACTTATAATGTATTCCATTTCTTTTGTCTAAACGTGTTACAATAGCAAGTTTATAATCTGAGCCATCATATTCTAGTTTCAAGGTATATAAAGAAGGTGTTTCTCTCCCTTCTGGGAGCTTGTAAGTTATTCCAAAATCTATTGAAATAAAGTTTTCTCCTCTCTCTACTGCGTGAGCTTCGTATAACTCTACCTTCCGTGCTTTTTCTAAATCATCAAAGATTGACATATTTTCTCCTTTTTTGTTAGTCTAAAAAATATCAATTTTTGCTGTTTTCAATTCCAACATCACGTCAAATCTGACGCTGTTGATTTTCTTAGCCATATCAACCAAATCCACGTTAGGCTTAAAAAAATCACTATAGACCAAGCAACTTTGGCAAATGTCGTCTAAAGCCACTTTAGTTGCACCATCAGGAGTAAAGACTTGGTTCACATTAAAAATAAAATCTCTAATGTTGTCAAGAGCTTTAACGCTAGTAGCGTTATCGTTCATATCCTTTGTAAAGACTTGAGCGCTTTTGACAAGTTCAATGACTGCGTTTTTTGTTGTTGTTACTGTGTTGTTCATTTTGTTCTCCTTTTTTCTTAACCTTTTATATTTATATTATACACCTTTATTTTCTATCTGTCAATACTTTTTGTCATCTTTTTTGTGTTTTTTGATTATTTTTTTGTGTTTATTTTGTAATTTTTGTGACACAAATAAAAAAGAAGAAGCATGGAAATTTTAAAACTTCCTATTTCTTGAAACTAAAAAAAACTAGCGTTATGCCAGTTTTGGAATTTATTCTTCGTCACTACAATTTGTTATATCTGCTAGCTTCTTACTTTCAATAAGTTCTTTAAAGGAAACCGTATCGAATTGTTGTTTTTCTTCGTCCCACACATTTATGGAATAATCTCCTTTTTTCTCTAGTCGAAATTCTAAATCGCTAATTTGACCGATTAGGTCTGGTGGGAATATCTCGAAACCACGATAGCAGTACCATTTATCGAGAAGAGGATATAACTTCCTTGCATAGTCCACAACATCTTCTTCACAAGAGATGCCTCTCCCTGCTAATTGAGCTGGGTTCATCTTGTACAGTCCTTTTAAAGTATTGATACAGTCACTCTCTGTTATACCCCAAAAATATACATTACAATCAGGCTGTGCTACTTTTTTATTTTTTGTATCTTTCACAAATTCTTCCCAAATATCCCACACCGTATTTTTTAGTTCATTTGGCTCTTTATCATCATGGTATTTGATGAAATATTCATAACCAACCACCGTTGTTGCTGTGATGAAAAATTTGTCGTATTCATTATTTTTTAGAGCTGTTTCAAAAAGTTCCAAGCGAGTGGAGTTGATAGGCTCTTCCTGTCTGATATGAGTAAGTTTCAACAACTCAATCATTTCTGATAAATGGTCTCTTGTGAAGTAATATCCATCAAATGACGCCAAAAGCATAAAGTATTCTTCATTTGACAAAGTTTGAGGAGTTAGCTTCCAACAAGGTCTCTCAGAAAAAGATACTTTTTCATTTGGAAAATATTTATTATCTAAATAATTCCAAATTGGTAAACAAGAAGCCATTCCGTTATGCTGACGATGGATCTCATGAATTGTGTTAGTTGAGTCCACTCCATATAGAATTGTCTGTCCCATTATTTATTCTCCTTTTCAGGGGTTACGTTCCCCCTTTGTTTTGTTCTATTTTATGATTATATTATACACTCTTTTTTAATCTTTGTCAACACTTTTTTATTATTTTTTTGTGTTTATTTTTTATTTTTTTGTGGTGCAAATAAAAGGAAGAAGTAGTTTTTACTATTCTTCCATGTTTTTCCAAGCGTTGCGTAAAATAACGATCACGCTTATTCCTATATATAGCCATATAGGATAAGCTAGTAGTTGTCCTAGATACATTTTGCGGTTCTCCTTTAATTGTTTTTGGTTAATTGCTAACCACCTTATAGGGAGATAGGTAACTTTCGGTACGGAGTTTTATGTGTTTCAGCGTTGGTATAAAAGGAGATTATCTATGAAACTCTTACCTATCTCTTTATAAAATGGTTATATCATCACTCCTTTTCCCCTGCTTGTTGCGTTGGAGCAGGGGTAGGAGTTGGAGCTTACAGTTTACCATGAAGAATGATATAGATATACCTCTTTATCAAAATCTCCATTTTCAAGAATTTTATTGGCGATTTCTAAAGTGTTTTTTACTAGTTGAAAGTACCCTGCATTATAATCTGTTTCTCCAAAGAAGAAGCCTGATTGTGTAGGCATGATTTCTTCTAGTTTAGCTTTCATTTCTTCATAATCGTCTTTAGTAATAGCACCACTCTCAACTAGGGATAAAATACTAACATAAAATAGATCGGTTCTTTTACTAACATCAACATCAGTAGAAAACGGATTTAAAGCTAAAACTTTTTCGCAAGTCTCTTTTAATTCCAAAAAGTTATCTTCCGTTACGAAATAATATGAGCAATCATCTATAGCACCTTGAACATTCATAACAAACCAAGCGTGGATATGGTTGGCTTTTTCCCAACACCCAACTTCATCAAAAAGACTAAACGATTTAAACTGAGCAACTGGACTCTTATCCTTATATTCACTTTCCAAAACCTGAGCCTTTTCTAGTGTCATACTCTCAGGAATACCCCAATCAGTTAGCGTGTCTGTGAATTTTATTCTCTCTTTTTTACACACTTCTTTCCATTTCTTGTAATCTAACGACCTGTGTGCATAAGCATAGTCCATAGCATGAAATCCTTCTATTCGCTTAACCTTATATAAGTACATTTCCAAACCCATTGTGGTTCTCCCTTTTTCTTTAGGGCTTTGTTGCGTTCCCCTTGATTTATTTTATGATTATATTATACACCTTTTTATGGTGGGTGTCAAGACTTTTTATCACTTTTTTATTATTTTTCTGTACTTCTTGATTATCTTTTTGTGTCGTGCGAAAGCAATAAGAAAAAGCCTATCATTTAGGCTTTCTATTGGAAGCTAACGCTCTTATCTTCATTGCATACAATCGTTTGGACTGTCATGTAGTTAAATTGCTGTCGTAGCGCCTGCTCGATAAGGTTATCAATCTCTGGATCATTTTCATCATACCAGTCACTTTTATTCTCCAAGAGCCACGTTTCAGCTTGTTCTTCTGTCATGGTTATTTCCTGACGACCATAACTAGAACTTGAGCGCCAAGCGTCATGATAATAAATTTCATACAAGGTCATATTGCTTCCCTTTTCTTGATAGAAGGTTAGAAGGTGGTTTTATACCACCTACACCTCCTCTTTTACTTTGTTAGGATTTATATTTTATTATCCCACCTCTTCCACATATACACCATTACGTTCCAAAAAGTCAGCGTGGTAATGTTTAATTGCTTCAACTTCTTGCTTATAGAGTTTTGACGCTTTACCCCACGATTGCAAACGGACGCCATATCTTAGGCGTTTCAAGTGCCTATAATCATTTTTCATGATATACATTTTAGGTTTAACTTTTTTCTCTCCTGTTAAAATTTTTCGGACTTCTTCACTATCAACTGGTATTCCCTGTTCTGTGATAAGCCCATTTTCTTCAAGCCACATTACACGCTTGTATAATGTTAATGCGCGTGAGATTGGAGAAACACCATCATAATGCCCCTCTACTAAACAAAGCAACCAATCTTCTAGTTCCTCTTTCGTCTCGAACTTCTTTTCACAATCATAATTAACCTTATTCCCCTTCCAATCGGTCACATTGCTTGGCGAATAACTATATTTAACCATCAACTCTTTAAGGTTAATAGACATTTTTTTCAATGTATCGTATGACATATTGCGATTCTCCTTTTTCTTAACTTCTTTATGTTTATATTATACACCTTTGTTTTCCGTCTGTCAACCGTTTTGTATTATTTTTTTGTACTTTTTGATTATTTTTTTGTGTCGTATCTAGTTTGTATAACAAAAAGAGCCTGCGCCTACAAGCTCTTACTTATAATCTAGTATCCTATGTCAACGTTTGTTTATAAACATCACACGTCCATTTTTATTAGTCAGTTTATAGCTGTATCGTAGCGATTCAACCGTTACGTCTTTCTTGAAACCTTTATAATTGGTTTTCGCAACCTTAAAGGTATTGCCAATATGTTGTATAGCCCACTCACGATACTCTGCACGTTTCTTACGTTTCTCGTACAGTTCAAGGGCTTCTTCTTCAGTTGAAAAGGTAAAATACTTATACAGTTCATACTCTCCACCGTATGCAAAGATATAGCTATAGTAAATGTAAGGTTCTGATAGAAGATTATTTACTTCTTCCATGCTCCACCAAGAATATTTAACTTTTTCTGTTAATGTTAGCGTATGTTTCCCTGTACTTTGATTGATACTTTCATGCCAATAGCCAAATTCATATCTTTTCCCATCTTTTTCCAAGTCAATTTTTGCAAAATCATCTTTGTTTTTCTCCAACGATCCATTTTCTCGTGCTACTACCAATGTGTAGCCATCTAGTAGTAGTTTTGCTAACTGCTCTGAGTAAGCCTTGTTAATATCTGTTCCTGAAAGTTTCATGTTGCGATTCTCCTTTTTATAGGGTGTTGCGTACCCTTTAATTTTTCTTTATGATTATATTATACACTCTTTTTTGTCCTTTGTCAACGCTTTTTGTCATATTTTGATTATTTTTTTGTGTTGTAAATAAAAAAACACCCTGAAAGCTCTCACTTTTAGAGTGTTTTGTAGTTCAATTTTCTGTCAGGATATTCAAGACTTCCTCTAAAATTCCCTCTTGTTCAGCAGTTTCAGGATAAATCTCCCAACCTCTGTCATAAGAGACGATTGTTTCTTCCCCAATAGATATATCTAGGTTGTAAACACGCCCTCTATCAATTCCATCTGGGGAAGGTTCATCACTTACCTTGGCTAAGTAGTCAACTTTTTGCCCTTTGTACGTCAGTTTCCCTTTATTCCACATAGCAAACCTCTCTTTCTGCTTATTCTGTCCTTATTGCCCTCTATTTTAGCCCCCGTCACGTTTTTAGAATCTCTACCTAGAATTACGCCACTTTACTTTAAAATGGCTTATATGCCCTTATATGAGCTTTTGGAGGGTTAAAGAATTAGACTGGTTTTTCTTGTTAGTGTCATTTCATAGACTTTGCGCATTTTTTGTTTTTTATTCATTTTTTAACAATTTTCCCATTTTCTAAAATACTATCAATGAACCAATCATATCCCATAAACCCTTCTGAAAGTTTCATAATCCCCTCAAAGTCTTTTTTGTTTCCTACGGTCATTGTTACATTAGCAACCCAACCGTCTCCAAAATCGTAAGTAAATGTTTTTTTTGCGCCCTTATGCAAATCAAAGCCAAGTTCTATCAACTTTTCTCTTTTTTTAGTAGTTAGGAACACCTCTTTAGCAAACACCTTGCCTTCCCCAGACCATTTTCTATCCCATGTGTTAATTTTACTGTGTCCGTACTCAAATAATAATACTGTCATATACTGCACCTTCTTTCTACCTTATTCTTGCTTGTCTAGTGGATTGTTTAAGTCCATTTCAAGTTGTTTTAGTTGCTTAACTAGGTATCTTGCCCCCTCTAAACCTTTTAGCTCGATACGTTCGATATGGTCGTTATCAAACCCCAAAATAGGCGATACATACAATTCCTTAATCTCTTGTAAAGCGTGTAGTTCTTCTGGCTCATATTGAGGGATAGCTCTGGTGTCTAGGTCTAGGCGTGACTTCCCAACATTCCCTTTCTCGTCAATCCAAGCATAGCCTTCATAAGTTAAGCCCCCAATCGGCTTTGTGTTGATTGATTTATAAATTGGATCAAGATAATCAACTGGCAAGCTATCAGGCAAGACAACAAAACCATTGTCTGAAAAACCTTCGTTCCAATCTGCAAAAGGGGTAAAGGGCAAAATTTTTGAAGCCCCACGTTTTTTCAATTCTTCCAAAATTTCTGTGTATTTCATTTTCCTTCTCCTTTTTAAATAATTCCAAGCTCTGTAAATACTACTTTAACTTCATCAATCGTAGCCTGACTTTCAACTAGTTTTCTGATTTCTTGTAAGCGATAGAGGTTTACTACTAGCGTTTCTTTAAGAGCAGTCACTTTTTCTTCGCTTACATTTTTTGAAATACACCACTTAATCAAGGCTGTTAGACTGTCACGATAACCTTTTTCATTTTCTTTAGTTTCTTCAATACGCATAGCACCAAGATTATCCATGTATTCCTGTAGTTGCTTTTTCATTTCATCTGCGTAGCCTTGTACTTCTACTGGTAGTGTTTCATTCATGTTGCGTTCTCCTTTTTATAGGGCGTTGCGTACCCTTAACTATCTTTGTGATTATATTATACACCTTTTTATAACGATTGTCAACACTTTTTGTCATATTATGATTATTTTTTTGTGTTGCGCGTGATTTTTTCATGGTGTATCTGCTATATCCCTTCCTACTACCCATTCTAAAAATACATTAACCTCTAAATCGTCCGCATTGCCCCTTATTTTAGCCCCTGCCACGTTTTTAGAAGCTCTACCTAGAATTATGCCACTTTGTCTTAAAGTGGCTTACATACCCTTATATGAGCTTTTAGAGTTTAGAAAAGACTAGCTTTTTGTAGCTAGTCTTTTTCTAATTCCTCTAAACGTTCCTCAAAATAACTTTCGATCCCTCCCCAAGCTCGTTCAGTATAAGCGATAACATCACTAAAATAGTTATAAAAGTCTAACAGCTCTACTTTAGGAACTAAAGGCTCGTTTATACTATTTCTGGTAAAGGACGCAACAGTTCTACAAGATTCATCAAACATACTGACAAATTCTACAACGAATACATCATTTTCAAGAACAAAAGAAACATACAAACCTTCAATCACATCATCTGCGCTATTGATTCTTTCTATCTTTCTTTCTCGCATGACTTTCTCAGCGCTGTAGAAAATAGCGTACAAACGCTCTAATGCAGTAGTTGTTTTCTTAGCAATCCCCTGCAACCAATAATCAAGTTCCTCTTTGTCATTGTCGTTCCTGATAGTGGTATTCAGCCTATAACCTTTGCTCCCATCTGAAAATTCACGGACATAGCCATAGTTAAGATAGTTTGCTCTTTCTAGTCTGCTTTCCTTAAACTCAAAGCTATCTAAAATCCACCTATCTTTTTCTTTGTCGCTCCAAGTATAGAAAGACGGATATTCTGCCTTGATATAGTCCATCAAGTTTTCCCAATGCCCCCCAAGATCAATATCAATACGCTTGTCTTTCAGCTTGTCAATGATATACTTTCCCAAAATATCCCCTTTCTACTACTTAGCCTTTTACCAATTTTTCAATCGCTTCCCAAGCTTCTTCCTTCGTTGTCATTTTAGCAACGTTAATCAAGAGTTTTTTAGCTTCTTCTGAAAGCTCTTTAGCGCTCAGATTGTTTTGGTTAGTTGCAACTTGTTCCATCTGCAACTGAAAGAAAAAGATTTTTGCTACTAGGTCTGATACAAACTCATTCAGTTCTTTCAGCTTTTGGACTGCTTCATTGTCATGGTCTGTTTCTCCATGCCATGAAACACCTTGTAGTAAGTCCTCTGGTTTAATGTTTTGCGTGATTTTAAATTCCATTTTGTTTCTCCTGTTCTTCTACTTTCTCTATTTTTTTGAAATATTGTTCTGTCAAGGATTGTATATCCACTCTTTTTTCAATTTCTTTTAATTTATATACTGAAAAAGAAAATATTATCAGAACTCCCCCAATAGTTATAAAAATATATCTCACAAGCTCTGGATTCCCAAAGTACAACCACTCAAATACTGACATAAAAGAAATATCATTCTCTCCCACAAATTGAGATAACGTTGAATTTTTAACAAAATGAACTATCGTATATGCAGCAAAGCCTAAAAGAAGATTTAAACCAATCAAAACAAAGGAAACAAAAGAACTTACTCCTGCTGTAAGCATTAAAAATAAATATTTCCTGTTTGTGATAAGTAGCATATTTGATTTTGATAATATTTTAGATTTTCTCTCAGTATTCATGATATTAGCCTTCCTTATCCTTTCTGAGACTGTTTAGTTGACGGTCAAAGATAGCAAATTTTGGTGTCATTCTTTTTCCTCTTTCTTTGTATCTTCATTTTTTTCTAAACTATCAGCCAAATGCTTTATTGTCAATGATGCACCAAGTCTCATAAGATCATCATGCGAAAGATTTTTCAAATCTTCTTTTGTTAATTCCTTGTTGCTCATTTTTCTTCCCCCTCGTAAAATTCAATCTTTGCAAAGTGTTTAGGATTTATCGTGATGATAGTTTCAGTAGGCTCAATCTGTCGTAATTGAAGATAGTCCATGTTCCCTCTTTCCATAAATCCCAACATATCAGCTATACGCTTGCAACTTTCTTTTACCTTGATTTCTTCTTCAAAGTAAGGATTTTTCAATACTATCCTTGTCATGTTGTTCTCCTTGATTTCTTTTTAGATATTTATTTCCACTAGCTTACCTCATACATTTAGTTCCTCTTTTGTACCCTGCCCTATAAGTTGTTAGAGTTACTTCCCCAGAAACATTAACCCAACAGTCAAGGTCTTTGTTGTACTCATAAGGATAGCAAGTTACTTCTGAACCGTCTGCGCCTTTAATTACTCCACGGACAACTTTCCCATTTTCTACATAAACTTTTTGTCCATAAACTATATGCCAACCATCTTTATTTGCCATGATTTTACCTCTCTCTATTCTTCTAAGATATTGTCTTTCTTACAACACTTTATAAGTTCTTTTAGCGTGTCAGTATGCTCTGTGTGACAACCTGTTGATTTAAAAATGTGACCGTCAATTAGGTAAATCCAATACCCTTCAATATCCTTGTCAACTTCTTCTACAAAGGGAAGAATGTGTTTTGGTAGTTTGTTTAGGATTTTATCACTTCCCATTTTCTTCCCTTTCGTTCAAAAGTGCTTTTACCATTTCTTCAATTTCACGGACACGTCTAGCGTTGCAGTCACGTCTTGCTAACGCTCCTGCACAAACACGAACCGTTCCATCTTCTGTCCGACAATAAGAAAAGGTACATCTACGGTCAGGCGTTACCTGTTTTGGTTTTTCTATCAAAGCAGATTCAATCCCACTTCTACTAGTCCTGTTAAACGATACACGAATATCCATTTTTATTTCCTCAATTTCTTTTTTCTATTCTTCTACAAAACCATAATCTCTGATTTCTTCTTCATCTTCGATACTGGTATATCGCTTGTTTGTTGTTTCGTTCATATCGTTGATAATGTTATCCCAATTATCATCATCATGCAACTTTTTGATTGTGTATAAGCTGTGAATGTTACGCCCTTTGTTCAAGCGTTTAATTTTTGCTAAAACATATTCTTCTACGATAGCAAAGTGACGGTGGTTTTCGATTAAGTAGTAGTCCATAGTTAAAGCTCCGTTTTCTCATTTATGTTTATATTATACACCCTTTTATAATCGCTGTCAACACTTTTTTGTGTTTTTTTATTATTTTTTATGCTCTCTTTAGTTCGTAGAACAAGAAAAAAGAGTAGGGAACTACTCTTTTTTCTTTCGGTTTGCTAGTCTCCCAAAATCTTCAACTAGCTTCAAATTGTCTTTATTTAAGTCTCTATGGACTTCTAAGCGTGATAGAACTTCCACGCTTCCTGTCACGATCCAAAGGATAACCGATAGCACAACACTCCCTGTAGCAAGATACAAGGTTAGAGAAGGGAGTAAGCTCCAAATAAACAGCTTAATGATAAATATAATGATTCTCAGCATACCTTTACTTCTTTTCTCCAAATACTTCTACAGCACCCCCCTGAAAGTCTTGCTCATGAACTAATTCAACAAAAGCAATCTCAGACAATAGTTCAGCAACTCCAATTAAAGACAATAAGCCAACTGAAAGTGTCATGTTCTTTGTAAGTGCATACAATAGCATTGGTGGAAACAAGCTCCAAATGATGTTCCTTGCTACTAATGCAACCATTTTAATATTCTCTAACATAATTTCCCCCTTTATAATTATCTTATTCATATTTTGAAAACTCAGACTCAATAACCTTTAAATCAATAAAAGTCATTTTGTTTAAAATCCCTGAATGGACTTTATCTGTTAGCTCTTTGATAATTTTTTGTTTTTCAATATTGCTAACGTGTTCTTGGATCGCTTGCTCCGTTGCTTGTTCTAGTTTTGTACTACGATAATTTTCATACCTACTGCCTGTTGGTGGAAATTGTTCCCCTTTTACATTCAAGCGTCCTGTGGGTGTAATCTTCTCAACTGTAGCAAGTGTTTTTACGCTCCCTAAAACACCTTTTGAACTAATGATAAATACTTTATCGCCAACTTTTAGGTCTCTTAACCAACCTTTTCTCTGGTCTTTTGATTCAGTCATTATTTTTTCCTTTTCTAGCTTCTTCTAAATAATATAGGTAAATTGAGTTCCCTTGGTGTCGGTTGATTTCCTTTTCTACTGCAAATGAAACCGTCTCAACTAAAGACTTGCAACCAAGGTAGTTTTTCAAGGCAAGAAGCTGATTGTATTCATCTTGCGTAAGTGTTATTCTTACAGATTTCTTCATTCTTTCAACTCCTTCTGTAATGCAGGTGGTAGTTCTTTGCTTACCTCACTCATAACACCGTCTTGATCTGTTGGCAATGTAGCAAAGATTTTTTTCTCTGAACGTCCTGCTTCAATACACATCACTTCCTTTTCAACAAAAATCATTTCTTTGAATACAGCTTCGCAGATAGCAATTACTCTCTGCTCAATTAGATAAGCGTCAAGATCGTCTCCATTATCCAATTCTTCTATATCTTCATTCGCCAAGTCACAAGCCTTGTAGTATAGATTTTCTGCAAACTTTCGTCTTAATTCTTCCATTGGTTTTGCTCCTTTACTTTCCTATCTTTCTTATGTTTATATTATACACTCTTTCCTATCCCTTGTCAACTAATTTCTGTCATTTTTTGTGTTTTTTGATTATTTTTTTATGGTGCGCGTGATTTTACTATTTTTAAACACTTTTACACCTACACAAGAACAAAGTATAGATACACTATTTTTTGCCCTCTCTCGTCCTCTCCCTTGCGTTTTATCTGTATTTCCGTTCATTTATACACCTAAAATCCAAACGTGCTCAGAACGCCTAAAAACGCCCTTAAAATTGATAGCTCATAAATCATTAAAAAAGCCAGTATAAAACTGACTTTTAACTCTATATCCATCTACCAGAACAATCTACCCAATATCTACCCTGCACCTACCACTCAGACCAAGCGTAAGCGCCCTTCTCTTTAACCCACCAATTCTTGCTTGCTACAGGCCTATCCTGTCTTGGAGCAGACGTATTCAGTTTAGGTTTATCCTGTTTTTGTGTTGGTTGAGAAGGCTTCGCAGGACTAGAGGTGCTAAAGTTAGATTGTGTAGCCTTTGCTATATCTTCATCAGCTACCGTGATCTAGCTTACACTAAAGTCATCTTTCAAGTTAAAACAAAAGAGCGATAAAGTAACATTATCGCTCTTTGCTAATATAAATTAGTCTTGTTTACGTTTGAGACTAGCAAGACCAAGAAGCCCTACAAATGCACCGACAAATCCAAGCATACTAGAAGCTGTACCAGTATTCGGCAATGATGGTTTCTTAGGTTCTTGTGGTTTTGGTTGCTCAGGTGTATGAGTTACAACCTTAGCTTCCATTTCTTGTTTATTGACAATATTGATGAAGGTATTCTCAATCTTATTACCAGTTTCAATACGCTCAACTTCGATGTAGAAGTCTGCGTCAAATGTTCCTTTAACACCTAGGGAGTTAAGGAAGTCTTGATTGATAACGTAAGACCATTGGCCACCTTTGGCATCCCATTTAACAGTCACCAGTTTCTTGATGAACTCTGAATTAGTGCCTTGGTTAAACTCAAATTGGAACGCATAAGCAGAGCCTTTGGCAATCTTATCGCCTGCTTTGATAACCTTACCATTTTTCAATGTCACGTCATAAGGCAACACAAGCTCTTTTTCTGCTGTGTATTCTGTACCCTTAATAATACCTTTCCAATTACCAGTATAACGGTCATGTTTCGTATCAAGTTTATCCAGACCATCATATTGGTACAATGTATCATGTTTTTCTGGAACAGTTACTCCGTCAAGATGGTACTGAACAAAATCACCTAGCTGAACTTCTTTGCCATCTAGGACTTTCTTGCCAGTTCTATCAAGTGCATGTTTATCTGGTTTCACATCTGGCACTTCAACTGTCACAAGATTGGATTGATAGCTATTACCAAAATCAATCTGTTTAAAATCGTTCTTCACGATTTCTCCCTCTTTTACTAATAGTTTAGCTGGAAGATCAATCGTCACATTTTTATTTTGCTTCACGTAATTGTTGTAGAAGCTCGCAGAGTCTTTCGCAACCCAAAGATAGAACTCACCTTTAGGGTTCAAATTCAATTCTTTCAGAATCTTATTGATTGCATCTGTACGTCCTTTGTCTGAAAGCACGTGATGCATCTCAAAGAGACTTTTCACATCTTGTCCTACAGCAGTCATCTTGATCTTGCTGTAGTCGACCGAGAATGCTTTATCTTGAACATCGTCAAAGATTGCAAACTTCTTACCAAGTACCTGCGCTGAAGCAAGAGTTTTGGTGTATGGACTGTAATCTGTTGTCAAACGGAAGGTCACGTTGCGATCAAACGTTGTCGCACCGTTAATATCCTTACCAGAATGATCTAACACAGATTTGACTGGTTTTGGAGGTCTTGGAGTGAAGTTTGTTACCGTGTTTGAGTAAGCCACGTAGTTATTCACTAACACTTTATAAGTGTTATCATAGAATCCCTTGTCATAAATTGGCTTCCATGTAATCACAGGAGCTTCTAAGCGTTTTCCTTCGTAAGTTGCAGTAAAGGTATAAGTGTTCTTTCCTGCATCATAGGCAACGCCCCATCCTGCTTTCTCTACAGCTGTCTTTGTGACAGCCACATCAGGAACTGCTCCAGCTTCGAGTGGATCGATGATGGTAATCTTGTCCCCTTTTTTCAGATTCGCATAGATATTATCATGGGTCAATGTATAGGTCTGAATAGCGTTTTTAGCTACTGTTTGGCCATCTGTGTTGGTCTTATCTGTATCTGCTACAGATTTACGGACAGTAGGTTTATACTGCAATTTATAACCGTGATAGCTTGCAGATAATTTCTGATTTTGGGTTTCAGAAAGAGTTTTAAGAGCCAAGGTTGGCTTAACTGGATTTTTCGCTTTAACCAATTCAGCTGATACAGGTTCAGTCTTAACTGGCTTCACGGTTGTTTTTGTGATAGTTGCAGTAGTTGGAACTTCAACAACTGGCGCTACAACCTTCGTATTCAAAGCGAACCAATATGTCTGCCCTTCTGGTGTTGCAGAGCCATCCCATTGAGCAAAATCAGTAGTGAAATCAGTACCCTCAGTGAATACACCGAGTGCCGAACCCTTATATTGATAAGGAGAATCAGAAGTATCCCATGTAACTCCTACATTTTCCTCTGTATTATAGTTATCAGCATAGTTGTAACCATCGTTTTTATGGTATGTTACAGTTGAACCGTTAATCTCAACATTTTTACCATTAACTGCTCCTGCACCTTCCCAACCAATTATGTTATAGTTAAGAGATGAATAAGTTAAACTTACTGGAGTTTTTTCTGAAGCAGTGAACACTACTTCTTTACCATCAACATTGTAATAATAAGTATCAGTTACTCTAAACTTCATATAATCAGAAGTATCACCTGTACCATCATTACGAGTTACTACAAAGCCTTCTGTTGGATCGTTCAAGACATATACATCATTCAATCCTGTCTTTCCTTGATTAAGGATTTCAAATTTTCGATGGATACGAGAAATATCATGCTTTTTACCATCTGCAGTTGAAACAGTCAAACCTTTCAGATTTGTGTAGTCAACTTCTGTTTTCCATCCAGTGCCAACATCACTATATTTTAAAACTTTGGTAGAATCAAGAATACGACCATATCCTGAAGAACCACTTGAGGAAGCAATATAACTTGTCGTTACTACTGTTGAACCTGAAGCAGATGACTTCACCGTTGCTTCAGGATTAGCTGTTGCAAGACCGAGAGCCTGTAAGACAACTTCTTTTGTGTACCCTTCCGTGTTAGTCTTAGACTGAAGTTCATTGTATTTCTTTTGCCAATCTGCTTGTGCTTTCTTAGCTTTGTCATAAGCTGATTGGTTTTGCTTCCCAATTTGCTTAGCTTCATCAGCTGAAGAAACTTCTTGGGTTTTAGAGGTTAAAAGTACACCAGAGTTTTTCAATTCTGTTGATTTACGTTCAGCATCTTGATTGACTTGTTCACTAGCATTCTTCTTCTCTGTGTAGGCAGCCATAATCGCTTTGTTAAGCTCAACTTTTCCTTTTGCAGCTGCAATAGCCTGTTCGTTTTTCTTTTGTAGCGCTTCTACTTCTGCGACTGAAGAGACCGTACGTGTAACGACTTCAACATCAACATTTTCTTTCTTCAGCTGTTCAGATGCGCTATCTACCGCTTTGTTTAAAGTAGTAGCTTGTTTAACAGTAGCATCATACTTAGATTTTTCACCCAAGTATTTTGTTACTGCTTGTTGGTTATCTGACAAGACCTGTTTAGCTGTTTGAGTAGCTTTCTTGTTTTGGTCTGCTGAACCATCTGTGGCAGTCGAACCGTTATTCGTTACAGTGACAGTTGTTTCCCCTTCATGTTTGGCTTTTTCATCAGCTACAAATTTATTGTTAGCGTGAATAGCTTCCTGCGCTTCCTTGAAGGCTTCATTGTTTTGAACTTGTTTTGCAGTCGTTTCTTCAAGTGCCTTGATCTGCTTGTCTTGGTCTTGTTTAATCTCAGACTTAGATTGTTCAAGACTAGACGAATTAGTGTCTGTACCTTTGTCAACACTTGGTGATTCAGATACAACTACTCCAGTTTGCTTAGCTGTTGAAACAGCCTTTGTGACCGCTCCATTATCAATCGCTACAGACTGGCTTCCTGTTGTTTTACCAGCTTGTGTAGCGTAAGCGTTGTTGTCGTTTTTGCTTTCAGGCTGAACCGCTTCATCTGCAAATGCCGAACCTGCAGAGAAAGCTACAATCCCTGCAACTGCAATTCCTGATACCAATCCTTTAGCCCATTTTTTCTTACGGAAATATCCGTGTCCTTTTGTTTTTTTTGTCATATATGTTTCCTGTTCGTTTTGATTTTCATTTTTCAAAAAGATTAAGCATTGACTTTATCTTTTAAGCCTTTACTTGCTTTAAATGCAGGAACTTTGCTTGCCTTAATCGTAAGCTCTTTTCCTGTTTGTGGATTGCGTCCTTTACGTTCAGCACGGTTGCGAACTTCAAAAGTTCCATAACCATCAATACGGACTTGTTCGCCTTCTGACAAGTATTCAGCAATTTTTGCGAATACAAATTCAACTGCTTCTTTAGAAGCCTTTTTAGTCAAACCAAGTTCAACTGCCATTGACTCGTAAATATCACGTTTTGCCTTCATTTCTTCACCCCCTTTTTATTTTTCAAGATATTTTAGATTATACCACCTTTCTTTTGAAAAAACAAGTCACAAGCTCAAAAAAGTGTTATTTTATATAATATAAAATAACACTTTTTCTTTTTTATCAACCTATAAACTCAACGTTTATAGCTTTTACTAGTGGCTCTTCTAGCCATAGAGCGTTGACTATCTCTTTTTCTCCTAATATAAACTTGTTGTATTTTTCATATTCTGACAGCTTGGTATCAAGTAATTTCTTTGATAAATCAGCCATATCTCCATTAAATTTAAGAGTTGCTTTTGGTTTTTGCGTCAATAATTTTTCAACAGACACATGACGTTCTTCTGCCAATGCTTCAAGTTTCTTATAGTAAGGGTTGTCTGGGCTAGGAGTTGTTACTAAATGTTGTAGGATTTCATCTGGATTGAAACTCTCTGCCAATTTCTGGGAAATTTTCTGGATAGCTACCCTGTCAGAAGCTATCTGCTTATTTCTTTCTTCCCACTCATTCACGCTATCTAGCAATTCAACAGTTTTACTTAGCTTTCTAAATATACTTGGTAAGCATAAGAGCGTGTTAAAGTCATCAGCAGTCATTTTAGGTATGCTATCTAGCGCTTGTGGTCTATTTATATTCAGGATCAACGTCATCAGAAGGACAATCTCGCTTTCGTTCCCCTGCGTATTGACCTTCACTTTGTAATGAGTGTTGTTGAGCTTCGCATTATCAAGCCCTACTTCCTTGGTTTTGTCTCTAAATTCTTCAACCAATTCAGGATAGCTGTCTATATTTTCAGTTAGGAGCTTATTGACCTGTATAGCGTCAAATAAGCTATAGAAATTATCAAGCAATTCTTCTGAACCACCCATTCTACGCTCCCACTTTTCAAGAGTTTCATTCAGGACTACCTCTAAATCCAATAGATGGCTCTTTTGCCACTCTTTCAATGCCATCTGCATTGCTCGTCCTGTATCAAAAAACTCTCTCAAACCGTCTCTCAGGTCGTCATCTGCGATATAGTCCTCATTGATACCTAATTCTACCCACTTGTCATAAGAGGCTCTCAGGCGTGGTTTTAAATGCCAATCCACGTCTATATACGTCACGCCTTTAGGAAAGCCCTCTGTATGCAGATAATCTTCTACAAGTTCCTTAATTGTACTTGGTTCTGCTTCAATCAAAGTTGCTGTAAAGTCCTGCAAGTCAAAGCGTTTTTCAAACATGAGGGTTGCTTGTCTTAATGAATCATCTTTATTTTCTGATTTTCGTTTAATCGTAACCATATCTACTCTCCTTCGTTGTCTATTTTATTGTATCAAAAAAAGCAAGCTATTTGTGAACTTGCTTTTTTGCTTTAAATAACAGCCATCAGCTCTTTTGAACGCTTTAATTGTTCTGTTAGCTCTGAGACTTCGCTAGATAGGTCATTGACTTCCTTCACAAATCCTTGAATAGCTTTAATAACACTAGAGTATAGCTCTTTATCCTCTGCGTCAGCTTCTTTTTCTCCTTCTTCAAGGACTGTTAGGTTATGATTCCCCCAATCAGCTAGTGTATTCATTGGTACAACTAGGCCACATAGCGCCTTTAGCTCCTTCTCTATATCTTCCTGATTAGAGATAGTGCCAAACGCTACAAACTGGATAGCTTGTTCTTGGTCTCCAAAGACTTTCTTATCTTCATCTGACAAGTCTCCCCCTGCGTCATCAATCCTATGTAGCCATGATTCTAGTTTAGCGCCAAACAGCTTTTTATTCTCTGCTAGGTTCTTGACTGAAAAGTTCAAGCCTGCCAAAGTGTAGTCTTGAATTGAAATTACTTCTGCCATATCTACTCTCCTTCCCTGTAGGTTGCAAGTTGAATCTGCTCTGTTACGGTATCATAGTTTCCTGAATAGACTAGGATATTCTTGCCATCAGTAAACGTGATTGTAAACTGTAGTGTTCCGTCCAAGTTAGACTTAAAAACCTTAGTTTTAGAAGCGTCATACTTGTATTTCAGAATCATTTTCTCCTTGATAATCATTAAGTCTCTACGATAGCTTGATAGGTTATGATTGAGCCTATCAGGTACAATAGATTGCTTGTTAGGGGTTTTTTCAAGAGCGTCAACCATGACTTGTATCATCTTCTTAGTTGTATCTGCTTGATCCCCTGTTACTTGTTCATTCGGTTTTTCAAGAGTTTTTTCTAGTTCCTTTTGTGGATCACTAGTGATAAGTTCAACTTTTTCTGTCATCTCCTCCTCTTGCGTAGTAGTTGATTGAACGCTTGCTTCCTCTAACTTAAAGTCATTTCCTGCACTTTTCTTGTTAAAGAACAGGAAGAAACAAGCAGTACCAATCAACACTACACCGATTAAGCCAAGTAGTATTCTTTTTACTAAACTGTTCATTGTCACTCTCCTACTTTGTGATGGCTAAAATCTTCTTTGTTCTCGTTGGCATTATAGCCCCCTTTTTCGTCTCGGACTGTGTTTCCTTGCAGAAGGTCAACTATTTTCTTGTAGTATGTATTCATATCAGAATACCCTTGCAACGCTCCTGTATAGCTACAAGCAAGGATTTTGCCCTCTTTATTCGTCTTAACAATGTAGTTAAGCAAGGCAAATTCTCTCTTATCATTCGTTGCAGGAACTATCACCTGAAAGTATCTATTGGCGCTTGTAGAACCACTCATAACCGATACCATAACAGAGCTTGCTAGAGCTGTAGTTGATTGTGTTTCCTTACCCCAAGACTGAGAAGCTAGAAGATTGTAGATGTTCTGCTGTACGCTCAAATCAGCGTCAGCTTCGCCTTCGTTTTTCTTAGCTTTATCTTCATCAGCAGGCTTATCTGAGTTTGCACTAGAAGCTAGGTAAGGCTTCAAGCTCTTGTAGGCTGTATCTACCTTCGTGTCATAGCGAATACCAATAAGAGTTTTAAAAAAATTATTAAGTTCCGTCTCTGCGTTTAACTTCGTAAAGTTCAATGCAAAGTCCGTATCTTCGCCATTCTTATCTTTCTCTTGTTTTACTTGAATATCTGCTAGTTGACCTTGAACTACCTTCAATTCGTTATTTTCGATATTCCCAATTTGCGTTGGTAAGTCCTGCGTAGAGAATAACTTCCCTACTTCATCAGTCGTGTAAGCCTGCGTTACCGTTACCTTTTTAGAAAAGAAGAATCCACCTAAGATAAATGCTACGATTACAGGGATAATCGTTACTAGTGTAATCTTCTTCCAATCGGACGCTTTTACTAAGTCCTCTAGGTCATCTAACCATATTCCAATTTTTTCAAACATTTCTTACTTACCCTTCATCTGGACTATCCCAAAAAACTGAACCGTCAATCTCAATATCGCCTTCGTTGTGGAAAGTGTCCTCTCTAGGTAGTTTTTCTAACCAACCCATAAATTCTTCACTCCCAACTGCTCCACCTCTCATGATGTTTTCTTCTGGCATATTCACAAGATCAACTTCTAGGTTTTTGTATAAATCAGGGCGCAATACTATTCTGTCCTCGATTTTGCGCCATTCCAACAACGATATAAACACATAACGGTCTTTGTCATCACTTTTGCGTTGCAAATTCTCTACTATACGTTCTACTCGTTGTTTCTCATACTTGTTTAACCGTCTTAAATTCAGACGGACAAAAATATAATTCTGAGCCATTGTTTAATCCACCTTCGCACTATCTTTTCGCTCAATATAGGTCAGAACAGAAACATAATCAAATACTGCAATTTTCTCTTGGTTTTCTCCTACCTTCACTACTCCCCAAAGATTACCGTCTCCATCTAGGCGATAAACACGCATGGTTGAACCATCTGAAAGATTGAATACCCCACCAATCGTATCGTCTTTGTTAATGTAAAGCCCATTTTTTACCAAGGCTTCTCTAAGAGCTTGGTATTCTTCTTTTGTGAGATTGCCTTTTTCTTCCTTCTGAACCTTTAAACCCTCTGGAACTTCCACGTTGTTATCTACGGTTGAACCCTGCTTTGAGCAAGCTACCCCTACCAGACAAAAAGTTAGTAGAAAGCCAATACTAATAACCTTTCGTAGCAATCCATGTTTTAAAGTGTTGTTCTGCTTTGTTGTCATCATAGTAAGTTTCCTTCAAGTACAAGTGAGCCTGTTCTGATTTTGCTACACTTGTCAGCATTTCTTCAATATCATTACTGATACGTTGCAAACATTGATTGAGATATTGAGCAAGAGTGAGCGTATCTTCTGGTGTTGTTACCTTACGCCCTGCCCACTTGTCATAGGTAAAGTCAGGGTTTAAAGCAAATTTCCAAGTATCTGTTGCTGTGATATTGTTTTCACGCAACAGCGCTTCATATCGCTTGTAGCTCTTGTAGTATTCCTGCAACTCCTCTGTCTTATTAAAATCTTCCTCTGAGTAGATTGGGAAATTGTAGTATTCAGTCGTATAGATAATATGTTCTAACCCTTTAATATCATTTTCTACTAAGTGGTTTTCATCAGGAACAATTAGGAAGCCCCAATCCGTAATATCATAGATAACTGGACGGACGTAATCTCCCCAATCCACGTTATCTTCTGGGTCAATGACTGGAACACTTTCAATCATATAGTCATTTTTTAGTCCATCAAGGCGTTTCTTCCATTCCAACACTTGCTCGTCATACCAATCCGTTAGAAGCTCTGCGTAGAACGTTCCACCTTCTTCCTCGTCTTTTTCTAGGGCGTAGCTTTCTGCCGATTCAATCGCTTCATAGATAGTAAGTTCTGCATAGTCTTTTTCTAAGAACTTACGGTATTCTGCCAAAAAGTTATTGTAGGAAGCAATAACATTCTCTAGCAATTCCTTGTTGTTCTCGACAATGAATAGAAATTCCTCTTTAATCTGTTCTTCTGTTTTAGCCATGTTTATTCTCTCTTTCTAGTGTTTTGTATCATTTGCTATTTTATTGATGTTTTCATCTAAAATTTCAATCCCACTATCGGTATGATAACCAAGTCGTAGGATTTCTCCTGTCTCTCGGTTATAAACAGAAGGAACTTTGTCAATATCAGGAAAATGTTTTACATATTCCTCGCCAAAAGCACTTGTCACGTCCACATAAACGATTGCAGACTGCGCTCTACCTGTAAGGCTTTGGAGCTTTGGAACTGTTGCCTGACACGCTTCACACATTGGGTTCATAAATACTATGTATGAGCTACCCTCGATTGCAGACTTATCTTTATCTGATACCGAAAATACAAAGTTAGGATTACTTTGATCCAATAACCTGAACCCATCTGCACCCATATAGCCTATGTAGGTTCTAGTAAATAAGCTAAATCCTAGCCAAACAACCGTTGTAGTTAGCCCTATGACAAATAAAGCCCACTTCCAAGCACTTCTAAAGTTGAATAGTGCAGGTATCAACCCTACTGTAAATGGTAGAATCATAAATCCCAATACATGATAATAATGCTTAAATGAATAGCCTAACTGGAAGGGCAAAAGGAGTAGTACCAACACCAAGACAACTTTCAGAAAGAAGAATAGGCGCTCCTGATTATTAAACTCCGAAAACTTCAGCTTCATTAGTTGCTCCCTTCTTTCTTAGAAGAATCATCAGAACTTTTTGGTTTTTCCTCTTTCTTGTTCTCAGTTTTCTTCGCTTTAGCTTTTGAATTTTCAATGAACTTTTGCACCCACTCGTCATCATAAGCAACCTTTTCCCCTTTTGAATCAAAAGTAGTCAACGTTCCTGTCTGGTCATATTTTTGAATGATGTAGCGCTTGTCCTCGAAAACAAAATATCCTGAAAGTCCTGTCTTGTCATTTTTCTTGATAGTATCAAAAGCTGTAGTAAGCGCCTTAACATTGTTGTCAAACTCTCCACTAGATAGCCCTGCCCCTGTTTCTTCCTTCTTAGGAGCTTCTTCCAAGATTTTTACGACTTCCTGTTCTGCAAGACTTGAAGCCTTGTTGTTTTCATTGACTTGCCAAAAAACCAATCCACCAATCGCAAGAACAGTAGGGATACCAACTGCAACATACTTCAAAACCCCACCTTTTTTCGGTTTTTTGACTTTTTCGACTGGTTCAGAATCATCTTCTGTAACTAGGCTTTCTGGTTCTTCAACCTCAGTTTCTTCTGGTTCATCTGTGTCAACTACCTCTGGAGCTTCAACTTCTTCTTCAAGCTCATGCTCTACATAGGTTACTGGCTCTATCGGTTCGGTTGCTACTGGTTGTTCCTTCATTTCTTCAATCTCGGCTACTTCCTCAATAGGTAGGACTTCCTCAACTGGATCAACTACTGGCTCTTGGACTTCCTCTTTTGGTTTTGGAGAAGCTAGTCTCATTCTTTTTCTTGGAGCAACTGCCTGTGGTGTACGTTCAGTATGCTGTGGAGCGATTATAGTAGAATCGCCCTCTGTAGGCTCATTCTTTTCTTCTTTATCCTCTACTGGTTCAGGTTGAACTTGTTCTGGTTCTCCCTGCAAACTATTATATAGCTCCAAAAAGTTTTCCTGACCGTTGTTCTTAATGTAAAGGTCAATCACTAACCCTACTAGCATAGTGTATAGTTCAGACTGTTCTTCCGTCTTGCCTTTGTAATCATACGTCAGGATTTTTTCAAGCTCAGACTGGCTTACTTGACCGTCCTGCAAGAACCGTAACATAGCTTTTAATTTTTGTTGCCCCAAAGCAGGTTGATTATCAATTTGCTCCTGCAAGGCTTCATACTTACTAATCATCTATTTTCCTTTCTATCAATCTACAATTTCAATCTTATTATCGCTACTCAACTTGTATCTACCTAACTTAATAGATGATACCGTGATAGTTAGCTGTGAACGAACGTGAGTTACTTTTTCAATCTCCATATCGTCCATAGTCACTTTATGCCCACTTTTCATAGAATCTACTGGCAAACCTCTGCCATTAGAGCCAATCAAGCGAACGAACACTAGTTCTTCCTCGTTAGGAGAATCAACCTTGGTATTTTGTAAGATAATTCTTATCTCATCTGATGACTTTTCATAAGCGCAAACTGTCTCAAAGTCTGCTTCTTCAAAAATCAAGTCTTGGTTAATTCCTCGAAAGAACATTAGACCTTGTATTTTTTCTGCTTCAATAGCTACCATCTAATCTCTCCCACTATAAAATTCTTTCAAGTTTTCTTGCTCTCTATCAATCAGGACAAGCCCACCTGTATAGACAAACAATTTCTCATAAGAGACAACTTTGACGTATGAATCCTCAAAGTCAAACTCTACATAAGGATTTTCTGAACGCATAACTTGACCTGCCTGCACCTCTCGGTTAGAAGGTGTATCAAGGTACAAGCGAAATAGTCTGCCTGTATTGTTTGCGACATTCCCATCTTGATATTTTGGATAGATTGTATTATCTTCCTCTATCTCTACTAACAACTTCAATGGCTTGGTACTTAATACTTCTGCCACCTTTAGTTTTTTATCGCCAAAAAAACCTTCAATATCGAACGTTTTATAGCGCTCAAAGTTTGTATAGTTCCTTGTTTTCTCATACGTTGGAACGTGCTTTGTTGACTTTCTTACTTCCACTTTCCTTTTCCTTCTTTCGTTGCGATTCAATCTCTAAATCACTTATATAGTCTAGGAGTTGGATCATCTTAGCAATGCTAAAGTGAAATTCCTTATCTCCTGTATAGAGCTGTCTGATACTGTTGGTTGCAATAGCAGAACCAACCTCGTCTGTCTCCTTCAATTCTTTTCGCCATTTGTAAAAGAACTGCTTATCTCGGTCAAATATCTTTCGTAGTTTTTTCTCAAAGTATTTGCCCTTCTTATGTTTATCTAAGATTTTACATAGTTGCAGGATAACTGTTCCTCGCAACTTAAAGAACTTCTCTTTATCTTTCGTGTAGAAGATTTTAGAGGTCGTTCCGATTTTCATTCCACTTACTACAAAGTCTTTGGGAGCAAGTCTCTTTTCTTCAATAAACTGCATTATTTCATCTGTTAGGGCAATGTACTCTTTTTCAACAATCCTATGTTTCCTATGTTTTTGCAAGTTTATCTCCTCTCTATGTTGTTTTTATATAATATATAATACCATTATTATTTTCATCTTACAACTATATAAATAAAGGATTTTTTATTTTTAAAAAAATTAAACTTTTTTTATCTTTTCTGTTGACATAGGTTCTTCATTGTGTTATTATTAAATTGTGTTAAGTGATTATCTTTTTGTGTTATAAGATTATTTTTTAACATTCCTTGACACAAAAATATAAACACAATATTATATTTTAGGAGCAATAAATTATGAAAGTTGTCACTGTCTCTTCCCTTAAAGGGGGAGTAGGGAAATCCGACCTCTCAACAATAATAGCCGATTTCCTTTCATACTATGGTAGGGTTTTATTGATTGACGCAAATCGTCAAGGAGACACGTCTAAACGGTTTATCTATCAAGAAAACGAAAAAGGAGAAACTGTTGATATTTCTTCTGAGGAAAATCTTTTTGAGAATATCTTCCGTAAGAAACCTGTTATTCCTTTAACTGTAAAAGATAATCTTGACCTACTTGTAGCCACTAAGAGTTTGAAAGAGGTTGAAGCTCACGTTGAACACATGGAACGTAAAAGCCCACTTATCTTCAAACGCTGGCTTAAACGTTCTAAACTGAAAGACTACTACAAGTATGTAGTAATCGACACTCACAATAGCGAAGGTATCTTGCTTGATAACTTCTACCTAGCTAGTGACCTGTTAATCGCAGTTGCAGGTTCAGGTCGTTGTGAAATGGACGGAGCTATCGGTGTATATGACCGTGTAGAAGCTCTTAAAAATGATGATAACCTTGTCAATGATGATGACGAACCTATCATGAAAGGTAAAGTCGTCTTTGTTGGAAACTTGCTTAAATCTGGTGGTGGTACTCATGGCGTTACTGCGACAAATGAATACCTAGAACAGACCAAGGATAATGAACTATTCATTACGAACATCTGGGAGCGTAACATTTTCCGTGACGCAAGCGCAGAAAACAAAACGGTTTTTGACATTATGAAGCGCTCTAAGTATCGTAATAAAAGTTTTGAAAAATACTTTAGCAAGCTACAAGAAAGTCTTGAAACAATCAAGAACGCTATTGACGTAGCATAAATTAAACATAATCTGATTATCATTTTGTGTTGGGGTATTATTTCTATAATCATTCCAACACAATAGCATAATCTTGAAACACTATTTTATAATTCAGAAATTAAGAAAGAGGAAATTAAAATGGGATTTAATCTGCCTACTAAACAGCCTACTAAAACAAATAAGAAAATCGTCTTGGACGCTATTGATACAGACGAAACACCTGTTGAAGCTCCTAAAAAGAAAGTTGCTAAGAAATCTACTAAAAAGAAAGCAGAATCAAAGAAAGAGCATGTTGTAGAAACTACAGAGCAAGTCAACGTTTTCTTCCATAAGCTCCAAATTATTGAGCCTAAATCTGAAAAGCTATCAACAAATATTTCAGACGCAAACTTGCGTAAACTAGAGCGCCTAATTGAAGAAGGTTGCCAAAACAAGTCTAAAGCTATCGGGGCAATCCTTGACGCTTTTGACGTAGATAAAGCGATTGAAGAACCTACATTCTTTGTAAAGAACACCATCACAACAGACGCTCGTAACAATCGTCTAAATATCTCCATGACGGTTTCTCAACGTGAGAAACTTATGCGTGTAGCTCATGCAGGACTTGGGAACATTGCACTTGCCTTCTCATGTATCTTGAACGCCTTTGACGTTGAAGAAGCCTTGAAGGATATGGAAGAATAAGCCAGATTATTTTCTGGCTTATTTTTATTATCTTTTTGTGTACCTAAACACCTTTCTGTGTGTTAGTGTATTATCTTTTTGTTTTGAGAAATTAAAAAAACGTGTTTTGAAACACGCCTTTTTAATTCCCTGAAATAATCTTCCCTGTTGCTGAATCGAAGTCTATTTTCAGTTCTTTCAAATATTTCTTGACAGTTGGCTCTTGGACGTTGAGCGCCATAGCAATCTGAGCAACACTTTTAAAGCTCCCCTTCTTAACACCTGCAAGTAAGGCTGTCTGTCGGTCAGATTTCCCCATAGAGGACGATAAACCCATGTTTGACTGAGCGTTCCGTAAACCTGTTCCTCTTGACGCTTCTCTTGAATACTCGGCAATTTCTGCATTTGACATGACCTTACGTTCACTCTTTCTAGTGATGACGCTTGGATCATACGTTGTCACAACCTTGCCTGCACTTGTACCACCCTTAAAAAAATCTTTAGGATTATACCCCATTTTTTGAACTCCTTATTTTTTTGAGACTATTTTATCATTTTTTGATAATTTTTTCAAGAATATTTTTTCTTAATATGCTGATTTTTCAAAGGACTTTTGGTATAATAGTTGTTAATAATAATTTATTTTAACAAACAAAGGAGCAACATGGAAACAGAATACATTGAAAAACTGATTGAGTTTGCTTGTAACCGTATTATAAATGACCTGAAAGAAGGCAAGTTTACTGCCTACTTTGTAGCGCAACAAATCGGTATCACTCGCAAGTCTGTCCTACACTTAGTAGAGAATGGTTGGGAGCAAGCACGATACAGTACGATTACTGGCTTGATTGAGTTCTACGAGAAACATTATGGAGTTATCAGTCTCCCTAAAACTGATGAAGATTACAAACTTTAAGGAGTGACTTATGAGTTCCAAAAGTTCAAAGAAGAAGAAAAAAAAGAAACTACAGAGGTATTATAAAAACGGTAAGAACGTTTATCCTTACGCAAAGGCTTCTAGGGTTTTATGGGGTTTAGGGTTTACTGTTACAATCTTTGCAGGATTGACTATAACAACACAAGTCATCATGTTCCTGTTACAAAAACTAGCCTTAATGGTGCAGGAGCAAGTAGGGGTTGATAGCAAGTTAGGTACAAAACTAGAAAACTTTATCCAAATAGAACTCCCCTTGGGTTTGATTTTAAAAGCCTTATTGGCTGTTCTGCTATTTATTGCTGTTGCCTATATGGTAACTATTGCTTTTCGTCATCATGAGGGAGAACTACAACCCTTTAAAGACGATAGAATGGCTAGAACTATCCGTAGAGACGTTATCAAAAACCTAGAGCTAAACGTACTTGACTATGACGACAAAGGCAAGGTCAAAAACTCGAAACAGGACGTAAAGGCTAGGGATATACTAAGACGTATGGCTATTGAAGTTCATACTCGCAAAGAAGTGAACGGAAGTGACTTTCTTTCAATCGCAACTGTCAAGATCGAACGCCCAAAAAACAAGGCTATTCGTAAGGTGCTTGAAGGTACGTTCTTTAAGGACTTACCTAGTGAACTGACTTTCGCTACAGAGGAGCTGTTTGCTTTCTCAGAACGCCTAACTGAAAAAGAGTTCTATTTCTTTGAAGCAAAGGCTATCGTAACCGAAGAATACGTCTATAAGATTGAGGAAGCGCAGAAGAAACTACAAGAAGCTCTTGGCAAAGGCAAGAAGTCTGATGGTTCTGACGAAGTTGAAATCATTGATACAGGTATCTTTACCGAAGAAAAAGGCTCTTGGGATATTGAGGTTCTGCACGATAAGAAACTACAAGAAAAGATTGTAGAGCAGACCAAACTTGCAGAAGAAGAAGTCGCAAACCTCTATCTATCACTTGAAACCTTTATCAGTTCTAACGAAAAAGTCAATTTGCAATTTGTTAGTATGAGGGCGACAAACTCCAACGCTCAATTTGTTTACACGAAGCCTAAAGGTGTAAATAACATGGGTACAGAGCAGATGAAGGAAAACTTGGAAAGTGACCTTGGCAAGCAGGATATAAACATTACCTTACGAGCAGGTCAGATTATCATTCAAATTCCTCTTGATAACAAGATTACAGCAGACGCTTATACCAACTACAAGAAAGCCTTTATCGGCAAGAAAAATCTACCACCATTGCAAGCCTTGGTTGGGGTTGATACAGAAGGTTTGCCAAGGACTTATGACCTTGCAACTGCCCCTCATATCCTAACAGCAGGTACAACTGGTTCTGGTAAGTCTGTTGGTATCAATATGATTTACCTGTCTATCATCTTGCATAACAGCCCTGATGTTGTTAAGTTCATCATCATTGATCCAAAGAAAACAGAGTTTACGCCTTACAAGAAAAGCCCTTATCTCTATACAGACGTTATTACGGATATGGACGGTGCTAAAAATGCCTTTAATGCTGTTGTAACTGAAATGGAGCGTAGAAATAGCTTGTTTGAAAAAATTGGGGTTCGTAACCTACAGACTTACAACCAGAAGGTATCTCCTGACAAGAGAGAGCCTTACCTTATCTTGATTGCAGACGAGGTAGCAGACCTTATCATGACAAACGGAGACGAGGTAGAGGATTCAATGCAACGTCTAGGTCAAAAAGCCCGTTCAGCAGGTATCTTGATCCACATTGCAACTCAGACACCACGAGCTGATATTATCAAGGGTAAAATCAAGGCTAACTTGCCTTCTCAGATTGTCTATAAGGTTGCTAATAGCATTGAAAGTGATATTGCTATTGGCGAATCAGGAGCAGAGCGCTTGCTTGGTAAAGGAGACACTTATGTTAAGTGGTCGGACAATCCTAGCCTTGTTCGTGTTCAAGGGGTATTCCTTACAGACGAAAATATCAATGACATTATTGATTCCACTATTCAAAAATATCCTGATGAACGTTACTACAATGAGCGTGTTCCTATGGACGCTTTTGAAGATGGATTTATTAAACCTAAAGACCTTGGAGATATTTCAAAAGGAGCTGTTTATCGCTACGCAATTAAACACCAAAAAAGCCATGTAATAGACGTGGACATGGACGAACAAGAAGTAGTAACACCTATTCAAGAAAAGCCAACAGGTACACCTGTTATTGCTTCTGCTCAACCTTACGAGACAAAGAGTCTTCACAAAGAGGCTTTTGAGGAGTTTAGAAAGCGTCTTAAAGAAAAGAACGAACAGACTGCCCTAGAACTAGATGACATACTAGGCACTCGCAATCGCAAAGTAGAAGCCTTAGTGAAGCAAATGGAGCTTGATAAAGAGAAAGAACAAGAAAAGGACACCCCAAAGCTAGACCATGAAGTGGAAGAAGTGATCGAGGAGCGTGTTACCTATACTGAACCTGAAGCCCCTGTTGACAAGGAAACTATTGCTAACGAACTCTACCCTGACGAACCTACTCCAACCGAAGAAGGGAAGAAGGATAACTCAATCCTTCCTAAACCAATTCCGAAAGATTGGAAGTTCAGAAAAACTGGAAACAGAGGAAAAATATAGTGTTTCACATGAAGCATAGGAGAATTAAGAAAGTATGAATAGACTAAAATTACTTTGGTTGAGGGTTGACCTTTGGTTCAACCCTTACAAGTACAATGAGGAAGGGATCAAAGCACTGTATGCTCACAATAACCCTAAAGAGAAAGTTAAAGGACTAAGCAAGCAACAAGTAGTAGATAGCAACATGATTGCCCTTAATATCACTACTGTTGCAAGCCCTATTGAACTTGCTAACGGTATAAAGGAGCTTGAAAGCAGACCTTTTGACAATGGTATCTACTACCACGATAACCATTACCATCAATACTTAATCAAGTATGACAAAGGTTCTGGTAAGAGATACCAAGCACGCAACGGTAACAAGCGCAGTCGCTACAAGAAACACCTGAAAATCTATCCTAAGAACGTATCACGATATGACCTTACTCATATCAATTCTATTGGCTTTCACGGAGACGAGACCTTCTGTATCGGCTTTGATAGTCGCTTAAACCAAGAGGACATGAATAGGTTTGAGGAAAAGGTGCGTGAAGTCAATAATAAACAGCCCATTTACTGGTTTACGGATATTCAATTACAGGAAGATTATTCTGCTGTCTGGGTAGCAACCATTGTTTCTTTGGACGGAGAAATCCTGCTCCAAGAAACCTTCCATGATCGCTCTAATTTCCATTGGGAGATTGAGTGGAAACGTAAGGTGGGATAATGCAGGAAAACTACGACAAAAAAATCAATGTTTTCTGTAAGGTTCGTATGCTAAATGGCACGCGCCTTACTTATCAATTCCCTAACGACCTACGAAAAGCTATGCTACAGTCTTATCACGAAGGGAGCTTGAAAAGAATCCTGAACGGAGCTTTAATCAACGTTCCTACAACCAAGTACAACAAAAAAGGGCAAGCAGTCCTGCACTTAGGACAGATAACGCAGGTTTTCATAGCAACTCATAGGAGCAGATGGCGTACCAGAGGACAATTCCTGACAAGTGATAATTGGCAGGGAGAGCTAGATAGAGCAGATATTCGTTTCTTACTACACGATCACTCTTTCTTGAATAAAGTCAGGATTCGTCTGGACTTGTTCAAGTGGAGAAGTCGCTTATAAATAAAAAAAGCATATTATAGATTATTTAATATGCTTTTTTCTTTCCTCCCCCTTTATCTTATAAAGGTTTTATGTTATAATGAGTTTAAATAAAATTGAAAGGAGTTCTCTATATGTTGGATTTTGTTTACAACCGTAGTAAAATTGTGGAAGTGATGGCAGAGGACGCTCTAGCAACTATGGACTTGTTAGAAAAGATCAAAGCAGACACCAAACACCTTGGCTCTTTCGCAGGAGACGGTTTGCTTATTCCACCACCTGCAACTAGCTATGTTATCAACAAAGCTCTTGCTGTTTTGAATATGGATCAAAAAGACCTTATCAAAAACGCAGATGGATTGGATTCTGTTTCTAACTCGACTAAAGAGGTTAAGGAAAGTGTCCGTCTTATTACAACGGATTCTGATGACGTAGCCCTTGTCTCAGAAGAAGTATTCGTAGTCATCTTTGACTACCTAACTGACGCAGTTCAGGCGTTTGCCGAAAGTCTCGAAGATTTCGGACAAGAAAATAACAAAGAATAGAAAGAACCTTCACTATTAGTAATTATCAGTAAAAAACAACTATTTCTGGAAAGAAGTAGTTGTTTTTTTGCGCCCTCTAATTTGCCCCTAAAATCGCCTGTAAGCCATTTTAAGAAAAAGGGGTATAATTTATCGACTATACAAAAAAATCCCCTCTTGGAGCAAATAAGGGGCAAATAAAGCGAACCTAGATGAACAATAAAGATTTATTTAGAATAGGGGCGCTTTTTATTTATTAAGTTTACAAAGACTATTATACCATAAAAACCCTTTAAAACAAAGGGTTTTTGGCATTTTTTAATAGAATTTTGAATTTTTTTGTACGTCATGAACAAGCTGTATCAATTCGTGGTAGGCTTCTGCACTTTCTTCTTTTGCGCTAGAAATTTCGTACATGACGCTTTCTACCCCTCGGCTCAATAGATATAGCTGTCCTAGTTCGTTAAGAATACTGGTGTCGCCTTCTTCTCGGATTGCTTCAAGCCTAGCTTTTTCTTTCTCAACTACTTTTTTATAGTTGCCTAGAATCTCTAAGCATTGAGTGTGAGGTTTTGAAATGGTAAAGTCTCCACCGTTCAGGAAACTTTGATATTCTCCAAGCCCAAATTTACCTTCAATCAATTCACTACCTAAAGTTATAGCCATTAGAGAATGACTAGAAACTATTAGAAAACTTTTGCCTACGTTCAATAGCTCCTGAATATAGTTTTCATGAGCTATTCTAAAATCTTTGTCGTAACTTTTTGAAGATACATCAAATTCCAAAATGTAGGTCATTCTGAATGAAGCGTTACTTAACTTACACCTTGAACCATCTATCTTAGAAAGAGCTTTCCCAATCGGAGATTTGTATTCTTCTGGGAAAGGCGCTCTCTTAAACCCAAAAACGTCCTCTCCCTCTAAGATACAATTCTCTAATTTTAGCAAGGGGTACAAAAGAAATGTAGGGAAGTGAATCCTTACTTGCTCAATTTCTTCCAACATATTTTCAAGTTGGTTTGCGCCTGTATTCTTTACATTGTCTCGTAGGTTCTCTAATACTGTCTCATTGAACCTGATATTCGATTGATTGATTATTACAGCTTTGATTACGGTTGAAAAACAATCACGGAAAGCACGAAAGTCTGAGCTGTCGTTTATGGTTTTACTTTTTGCCATCAAGACAACCATTAAGTCATTTTCGCTTTGTGATCCATTTACCAAGTCAAGCCTTCTCCATTGACTGTTCAATTCTTGGCTTTGACTTTCTGTTAGTACGTTTTCTAAAGTCGTTTTGACTATATCTAGTCTGCGTATGCTATCAAAATAAATAGCAGTCTGCTCAAAAACATTGTAAGTTTCCTTTTGAAGCCTTTGAGTATATTCTACTTGAATTTCTGTCAACATTTTAGAGTTCTCCTTGTTTTATTGGATTCTAGCCACTTCTAGCAATTTTTCTTTTAGAACAGTCAAACACTCCAAGTAATAACGAGGACAAATTTCTGCCATTTTTAACACAGTTTCCAGTTTATAGGCAAGTGCGCTAAGTGTTTCAATACCAATATCAAACTTACTGTCATTTTTTTCTTCACGTTCTGCTTCTAAACGTTGAAGTTCTTTTTTTGTAGATTTGTATAGTGATTCAAGTTCATTTGCGTTAGTTCTGTATGACAACATAAACTTGTCATGTTCTGCGTTTAAAGTTAATTTTGCAAAGACGAAAATACTACTTTCTCCATTGATAAGGCGCTCAATTTTTTCACAAATTACTTGAATATCACTACATACCGTGGAACTTTCCTGATTTACCTTTTGGATAGTGGCGTAAGAATTACTGTAGGTATTTTTAAAATTTTTTGAATAGATTTTATTTTGAAGGTCATCTTCTGAGGGCATATTCTTAGTGGCAACATAGGCAAGTTCCATATCATTATATACCACTTTAAAGCTCTCGGAAATAGATTTAAACACAGGATTGTATTTATCAGGGATAGCATAATCAGGGTAATCAAAAAATGGTCGTAGTCCTTCAATATCACTTTCTAGTTCTACCAAAGGCGTAATAATGTTGTTATTAAGAACATCAAACATTTCAAATAACTCTGTCAGGTTATCTGATAAGTATTCTTTTGCGTCCGTACCACCAACCCTTTTTAAAACGTTCTCAACTATTTCAATATTTTCGTTAAGATTTTTACGAGTTTCATAGACTTTATTTAACATCTCTGAATAGGTAAGACGTAAATTAGAATAATCAAACTTACTTGTGAGAAAATGGGCTCTTTGACTTAATTCGCCAATGTAATTATTTACCTTATTGTTATTAGTGGGTGCGATTGCAGTATTTTTCCATTTAATATACAATTCCGCTAATAATTTATCCTGATCTTCTTCAAATAACAATGATTGCTTAAAACAATCTGGGTAAAGAAGAAGTTTGTAAAAATAATCGTCATTGCTAATGTCTGCAAGTTTTTTAAAAGCACTTGCTAACTCTTGGATTTTTTCTTCTTGTTGTTCAGTAAGCATAATTTTCCTCTACTTTCTTTCCTGCATATCCTTTAGACAATTCCCTGCTGTAGCAACTCTTTACTTGCTACAGCTAGATTACTCTTTAAGGCTGATAAATCGTTCATGTAGGAATAAGGGCATTTTTCTGCCATTTCAAGAATAGTATTGAGCTGATGAACTAACAAATTGATTGTCTCAATTCCTTCATCAAGTTTGCTATCTTTCTTTTCCTCACGTTCTGATTCTAAACGTTGAAGCTCTTTCTTAGCAGAATGAAGGAGTGGTTCTAGTTCTTTTGCTTGGTTTCTGAATGTTACTATTACCTCATCATAGTTTGCACTTACAAGCGTTCCTACAAAGTCATAGACATTACTTTCTCCGTTTAAAAGACGTTTGATACGTTCACAAAGGCCTTGAATATCTGAGCATACAGTTAAACTAGTTTGTCTTACACTTTGGATAGTGGAAATGGCATTACTGTAGGTTGCAAAAAATAGGTCAGAATATAATTCACCTTTTAAATCATCTTCTTCTGGCATGTTTTTTGAAGCAGTAACAGCAATAACCATATCGTTATAGACTCTACCTAGCCCCTCAGAAATAGTCTCCACAGCAGTATGGTATTTATCAGGTAGGTTTGAAGGTGCATGGTTGAAGCTCTCTTGGATTTTAACAATCTCCCCTTCCAATGCAAGCACTGGGGAGATAATGCTGTTGTTTAGAACGTCATAGATACCGTGTAAGGTTTGAAGGCTTGCCATAATTCTTGCTCTAGTATCGCTTGTATAAACGTGTTTTAAAACTTCATTGACTTTCTCAATGTTCGCAAGCAAGTTCGCTCGGATTTTGTAAAGTTGATCCGTGGTATCTAAATATTGCAAACGGAAAGAAAGGTAGTCTGCATTGTTACGTATATAGGCAACTTTGTTAGCTAAGTCTTGAATAAGTTCATCTCCACTATCCAAAGATGGATAAAGAGAAGCATTTTTCCAGTTTTCTTCTAGTTCATCTGCTAATTCTTCCTTTCCACCGTCACGCAACGCCCAAAGGATTTCATCTGGGAACATACACGTCTCAGAATGATATTTATCCTCTACAATTATTGCAATGTTACGGAAAGCTCCTGCTGTCTCATAAGTAAAGTTATCTTGCTTTTCACTTAACATGGATTATACCTCGTTTTTCTATTTTTATATTTCTAGTATAGCTCATATTTTTATTTTTATGTGAACAGGCTCATAAAAAAAGACTGTTTACATTTTTTCCTGAAAGTAGGGTAAAATTAAAAATGTTTTGAAAAAGGGGGAGCTTTTATTTATTTACTCTCTCTCTCAATAATAATAGATATAGATATAGATAGGAGCAATTTCAATACCCTCCAAATGCGCGTGGTTGAGCGATTCTTAAAATTAAAAGCAACCAAAAAGTGGGGTTTGGGCAACCAAAAAGTGGGGTTTGGGCAACCAAAAAGTGGGGTTTGGGCAACCAAAAAGTGGGGTTTGAACTTTAGGAAAATTTTTTGAAAAGCAACCGAAATGTGGGTTATATATTTTAGGAAAATATTAAAAGCAACCGAAATGTGGGTTATATATTTTAGGAAAATATTAAAAGCAACCGAAAAGTGGGGTTTAAGCAACTATTTTTAAAAAATAGTTGCTTAATTAAAGATGAAGTAGTATAATATAACCAAGAAAAAGAAAAAAGGATTCTTAACCATGAATGAATTAACTGAAAAACAAGGGGAGATAAATCAATTATCTGATCCAAAAACAGGTTGGCTTGCTAAAAGCAATAAACTTTTACTGAGTAACTTAAATAAAAAGTTGACTGCTACACAAAATGTATTGTTTTCACTAGCATTACTCCATGTAAAAATGACAAATGAAGTAGTCAAAGCGGAGTTTGGGATTGATGAAGTTATCAAACTGACAGGCAATACAAAATATGAAAGATACGAGCTAAAGCCTATCACAAAGGATAGAACAGAAGTTTCAGGAGCTAGTATCAATATCGAAGCGAACCTTGAATCAGACAATCCTTTAGATTATATTGGGGGAACGTTCCAGATTTTTAGTGATATTAGGTATATCAGAGGGAAGTATCATATTTATTTTAATACAACCAAAGATGAAAAAGGGTTCAGCCCTATCTTAGAATTGCTAAAGTCAGCAGAAAATAACCCCTTAATGTATAACATTCATACATTTTCAAAACTGAAAAGTTCAGGGCAAACACTTTATGAAAAAATTCTAGTTTCGTCAGGAAATAAAACAAACAGTGTTGTTTTGTCGTTAGAAGAAATTAAAATGCTTTTTAAAGCTACAGGAAAAACTATGAATAATTTTAAATCCTTGAATGACAAACACTTATCTCCTGCGATTAAGGATATAAATGAGCATACAGAACTAAACGTGGAAGCTATTAAAATCAAAGAAGGAAGAAGCGTTGTTGGAGTGGAATTAAGATGGTCTTTAGAAAAAGTCTCTCTACCTGCTTCTGAAAAACAGTTGTCTCTTATGAATGATCTTTATGTTCAGATGAAAAAGCATGACCTAGTTGAACGAAAAGATATTAAACTATTAGAAACACTAGAAAACAATCATCTTTTGAATAGCAGACAAGCGCAAGGCGTGATTGCGACTGCTTTAGGAAGGGTAAGTGAACTAGAGCAAGAACTTAAAATCTCGCCAGTTACCTCACTAGATAAAATTGCAGAGGATTTTGATTTTGCTTCTGTAGAAAAAGTTTTCCCCTCTAGACTGTCAAAAAAAGCTAAAAAAGGTATCGTTAAAGCGTTACTTGAATTTCCAGATACAGAACGAGAAAACCTTTTGGAGTTTGCTTTGGAACTTTCCAAGCAGAATAAGGCGAGAAAAGTTAATTATCTTATTTTTGTACTAAATGATTGGGTTATCGAAGGGGTACAAACAAAAGGACAAGCAGTTGCTTATCACGAGCAAAACTTCGGAGAAGTCTTGCCTGATGTTTCTGACGAAGATATTTCAGATGATTTTAGAAGCGCTATGGACTTATGGAAGGACTAAGCAATGAAAATTCTAGCTATTGATCCATCTTCAAATTTTTACGAAACGTCCACAACAGGTATTATCCTGCTAGACAACGAGGTTGAAATAAACCATTGGCTAGTAGGATATGGACGTGACAATTTCAAGGCTTGGTATGATGAAATAGGCAATAACCTTGACTGTGATGTAGTTGTAACAGAAAAGTTCACGGTCAGAGAGAATGACAGGGCAAGGGATAACACTCCTATCCAAACAATCGAAATGATACAGAAATGTTACCCTGACACTAAGCTGATTAGTAACAACGAATATAAAACGACTGTTCCTGATGAACTCCTTAAACTCTTGAACCTATGGAAATTCCCTGAAAATGGCAACCACAATGACTTGCGAGCGTCTGCAAGAATTGGTTTGCATTGGGCGATTATGACGGAACAAAGAGAGGTTATACAGGCTATCGGCAAGAAGGTTATTCCTGAACAAAAATAAAAAGTTAGAGAAAACTCTAGCTTTTTTTCTTTTCTGTGATATAATTCATTTATGAGAACAAAGTCTTTTCATGGACTAAAACTATCATATCAAAAGGAGAATACATGGAAATAAAAGCACTACCATTAAGGGCATGGTTGTCATGGAAAAAGATTAGTCATAAAGAATTGGCTGAGATTGTTGACGTTTCCCCTCGGTCAGTCTCTAAATGGGCGACAGAGGGATTGATTCCACTACCAAAGCACCAACGCAGAATTGCAGAAGCTCTAGGAGTTGAACTAGAGCAGATTGATTTTAAAAATTAGAAAGACAGAGGACTAAATTATGGCAAAGAAAACAAATGAACCATTTGATCCAAGCGCTTGGCTGAATGAAGCGCCTGCAACCAAGGAAGAAAAGAGAGAAAAGCGCAAGGCAGAGCGTGAAGAAAAGAAAAAAGAGAACAACAAGAAAGCTAAAATCCCTAAGAAGAAAAAACAAAAAGAGAATGACAACAAATTTAACCTGAAATATGGTATCTTTTTAGGAACTTGTGTTGTGGCATTGGCAGGCTCAGGAGCTTGGGCTTTTATTTCTCATAATGGGAACGCTAAATACAATGCTGAATTGATTGCTACTGCTAAGTCAGAGGTTGAAAAAGCTAAAGAGGAAGCAGAGAAAGAAGAAGAAAAGAAATACAGCCTTACCAAAGAGGAGTATGAGAAGAATGTTGACACCATCACTAAGGGTATCAAGACACTTACTAAGAAAGATAATGGCGACCTAAAAGGTTACTTTACGTCTAATAACAAGTTCTATAAAGTCATCACTTATGACCGTGAGACAGGTCAAATGTACGTTGAAGAAACAGACGACAAGAACAAAGACAAAGAAAACAGCAATGGTAAGCCTTTGACACTTGGTAAGGATTGGATCAACACTCTTGTTGTACGCCTAGAAGCACAAAAAAATTAAAGGCAGGTGGACTATATGATGGAGTATTTCAAAAATCTATCTAATCGTGCTAAGATTATCTGGTCTCTTTCAGTTTTAGGAGTGATTGCTATTGGTGTAACAGCCTTTATCTTGCTATCTCCTAAACCAAATGCAAAAACAGACTTTCAACTAAAGGAAAGTACAGGAGTAGTCACTACTACTGAACCTTCCTCAACTATTGAAAGCTCAGAGAAACCTGCTTCTTACTACAATGAAACTCACGCAAGAGCAGTTGAGAAGTTAGAGAAGCCAACAGAGGAAATCTCAGGCGAAAAGAAAGAAAAAGTCAAAGCAGGCATTGAAAGAGCTATTGCAGGATTGAAGAAAAATCCTGAGAATGTAGGTAGTGTTCAAGGTGGTTACAGCCCTACTACTAACGATATGGTACAGGTAATGCACCAAGCTCTAAATGCAGAATATGAAGTTAAAATTGATACACTCACAACTACTAAGAGTAATTATGAGAATATCTATCAATTTGCAGTTGATATGGTTAGAAAAAAGGATAATCATTCTGTAACAGTTGCAGGAAGCTACAGCGAAGAAATGAACCAAGTTCAGTTCTCTATTCTAGTAGGAAATATCCAGATTCAACATTGATAAAACTTAATGTAGTCAAGAGATTAAAAAATCATGTCAAAATACACAAAAAAATAATCAAAAGGTGAATTATTTTAATGGCAAAACACAAAATTGTAAGAATTTCCTATCATCAAGAAAAAAAGAAAAGGTCTAGGATAAAGAGCAAATCAGCTTTGGTATTGACTTTATTCTTAGCTAATGTAATATATACGTCAGGGGCAATCCCTGTTATTAGTGATGGCATAATTGCCTATGCTGATGTTCACTACTCTTTTTCTCCTGATGACGACTGTGGCGTAAACCAAGATGCAAAGGCAAAAAAATCAGGTAACAACAAAGACAGCTCTAGTTCAAACAAGGTATCGGCAGAAACGCTACAAGATACAGAGTGGACTAAGAAAGGTACGAAAGCCTACCAAAATGCCATAGACACGATCAACTTTTGGAAAGAGCAAGGTCTTTCAGGGGTTGAGATTGCAGGTATCATTGGTAATATCGGTGGTGCTGAGAACACGACCTTTACCCTAGACTTATTAGAAGAAGGTGGGGAAAGTGGTGGACTATATCGGTTTAACCCTTCTAGCAAATATACAAGTTGGAGTGGGTTTGATGGCAAATGGTCTGCACGAAATCAAGGGGAGTTCGTTCTTCACTCAGAACCTCAATCTGTATTAGCGTATATCAATAAAAAGAATACCAGTCCTTCTCAATCTGCTGAAGATTGGGCGAACCTATATGAACGACCAGACGCAGGAGCTTTAGCAAATAGCTTACAAGCTAGAAAAGACGCTTCTGAAAAAGCCTACAAGGTCTTTGAACTAGATAAAATCGAAGGCGATTCTAAGAAAGTATCTACTTGGGGTGGCTCAAACGTAAGCTCAGATAAAAAGGTCAAAATCTCGGCAGAAGATGGCAATAAAAAGGGAACTAAGATTGACCTTAAAGTTGCTATTAAGTGGTTTGAAGAAAGAGAAGGCAAAGTTACTTACAGTCAGGACGTAGGAAGTAGAAAAGGGCCTCTACAATGTGACTGTTCCTCTGCTATTTATATGGCTTTAGTAGCAGGTGGAGCAGGTAAGACAGCAGGCGATTATCCAGTCTCAACAGAAACAGAACATGAATGGCTTCTACAAAATGGCTTTAATAAAGTCTATGAAGGCAAGTGGGGAGACAAGGGAGACGTAAAAGAGGTCAAAAAAGGCGATATTATCATCTGGGGAACTAAAGGTTCTTCTGGTGGCGACTTAGGGCATACTATGATTATGTATGACAATGAGACTATTATACATAGCTCGGCAGGGCATAACGGTATTGCGCGTGACACTTACTCTAAATATCGTGATGAAGCAACGGATCATCAGACGGTATATGTTTATCGTTACTCAGGTTCAACCAACTTTAGCGAAGATGACGTTGAGAAAGTCGAAACAAAATGTAAACCTAAATGTGCTTACAATGACAGTTCAGAACGTGTGAAAGGCACGAATAGCTCAACAGACAGCAGTACCTCTACTTCTGGTAGTAAAGATACAGCAACAATGTTGAATGAGTTTGCTAAAAAACATGAGCAAGCCTATGTTGAAAGTTGGCGTGTAGGTGGGTTCTTGCCTTCTGCGTCTATCATTCAAACTATGATTGAGACTAGCTTCAATGAGAGCGTACCTTCATTCGGTCAGGCTCATAACATGGGTGGGGTTAAAACCTCTAAACTAGAGGATTTTGCAGAAACAATGAAACTCTACGGTAAAGACGCTGTTGCATTCTCAGGCGCAGGAACAACCGTTGGAGACAATACAGGTGGTACTTATACCTACTTCAAGAGTTTTGACGCAGGAATCGTAGGTAAAGCTGAGTTCATGGCTCGGCAGACACTCTATGATGGAGCGATTAACAACACGGACGCAAAAGCAGTCTTTAAGGCTATTGCAGAAGGTGGTTGGGCGACAGATTCAACTTATCAGGTTGTGTTGAACAAAATGTACGACCAGTACGGAGAACAGCTCAAATGGTTGGACGAAAAGGCTATTGCTAAATATGGTAAGACACCATTTAAGAAAGGCTCTATTGCTGAAAGTAAAGATAAGGCAGTTGGGGCTAAGATGGGCGCTCATAGAGGTACAGCAGTTTGTGGAGATAGCAACAAGAGTTCTGGTGGAGACGGTTGGCAAAAAGCAGGTGGTTCTACAAGCTATACTTCAAATATGTGGTGGAAAAAAGATGAACTTCCCCCTGAAATGCGACAATATGCTCTTGATCCAACTAGTATTGGATTGAAATGGCATTCAAAAGAAGGTTGGGAAGGGGCTTCTGCTTATATTGCAAGTGGATATACCGACCAATGTACTACTCTAGCAAGTGCTTGTTTTGGGGCATTGTGGGAGAAAGACGGAAAACCTATGGGCGATTCTCACGGTATGACAGGTAACGGTGTTGAAATGGCTAAACAGGTTGCTTCTAAATTCGGTAAGAATACAACCAAGACACCTACGAGTGGAGATATTGTTTCTATAACTCCTAACCACGTTGCTATTGTCAGTCATGTCTTTGACAATGGAGATATTCTGATTGTAGAACAAAATGTAACAGGATATTCAGGTGAAGGAAATGGAGAAAGCTACTCATGGGACTATTCATACATAACTAAGGATAACCAAAGAGCAAATAACTATGAATTTTGGAATCCATCGTCAGAAGGTTACAAAGTTACAAGTAAAGCTAAGTCAGTAGGATAATAAGAAATAGAGGGTTTACCCCTCTTTTTTCGCTTATACGTCAAAAAATAATCAAACAACACAAAAAAATAATAAAAACGCTTGACAAAATAATATTTTTGTGATTTAATTATGGCGTAAAGTTAAGAAAGAGTTTTTTAAAAGAAAGAGGACTATTATGTTAAGGAAATTTATTGATTCTGCTATTGCAGGCTTCCTAGTTGTAAACGCAAAGCGTTCAGGAGACAATTATAAGAAATCACGTCACAGCTCTATTGTGGCTAACAAACCGATTAAGAAAGATTGGAGTAAATGATATGAGAGAGATTTTATCTAAAATTTGGTATTACGGAACATTGCCTATTTGGTGGTTCTTTACCGTTATCACGTCAGACGTACTGACGAAGATTTTTGGAGCAGGAACAATCTTTGGAGCGTTCATGTTCTTGTTGACGTGGCGAACAACTTATGAATGGTTGTTATTTGCCTTTGTATGTTTCTGCTCTACAGGAGCGCTATGGTTCGCAGGTATCTTCTATGGGTTCTTAGGAGAAATCATTGTACGATTGATCCGTATTGTTCAAGGGTGGATTGACGGTGTAGATTATTCAGAGTATGACGCTTAGTAAGTGCAGGAAGGAAGTCACTCATATTTTGAGTGGCTTTTTTGTTGCTTAAAGCTATAAAATCAAGATAAATTGCAAAGTTGATACAATAAATACTAGTAAAATAAAAAAACTATGGTATAATTAGGTAATAATAATTGTTTGTTTTCAAGGAGGTTGTTTTGGAACAAAAATCAAAGATAACGATAGCGCAAAGGTGGATTTTATCAGAGATAAAAAAGAATAGAGAAATGACTTTAAAAGACCTGATGAAGATAACTGAGATTAAAGAAACAACTTTGAAGATATATCTTAGTCGTCTAGTTCAATTAGGGCTGATAGTCTCTATTCGAGTGAGTGGAGAAGAAACCATCTACGCTATCAAGAAAGGAAAGAAATCTAATGGCAAAAAAGAAAGTTAAAAGAAACAAAGAACAGTACACGAAAATTGAAAAGAAAGAGAACTTAGTTGAATTAGAGAATGTAGCAGAGCAAGTCGAAGCGAAGCACGGATTTTTATATAAATGTCGCTCTTATCTAGGGCAGGTATTTAATTTAAAAACAAAGCATGGCAAGATTATTGCTTTTGGACTAACAGCTTGGTTATCAATGGCAGTTGGGTTCGCCTTGTCTAACTATGTTCAGACAGGGAACACCGTAGGGGGAACAGTTGCAACCTATAAAGGGGGCTATATCCAAGGAAGGAAGCTGTACGAATACTACAAAAACTCCCTAGAAGGCTCAAACCTAGTTAAGACCACGCTCTTATATCAGACGTTTGGAGAGCTTTATGGCGATAAAATCACAGATGAAGAAATCGCAACAGCACTACCAAACTACCGTAATGCAGGACTAAAGACTTTATTTGAAAAAGGAGACAGTACAGAGAGTATCAATACTCTAGTGCGTCAACAACTAGCCTTACAATATGGATTGAAAGACAAGATGGACGTAAGCCAAGAAGAAATGGCTGAACGTTGGGAGACTTTCCACCCTAAAATGAAAGTCCAGATGATTATGGTTGCAGATGAAGCGCAAGCGAATGATATTGCAACACAGTTAGGTCAGGGAGTTAAAATTGATAATTTCCTTAAAATGGATCAATCAGGATTGAACGGTCAAACAGCAACTATCAAGTCTAACACAGAGCAACTTTCTAGCGAGGAGCTAACAAAACTCCAAAGCACCAAAGAAGGGGAAGCTACAGTTATTGCAAAAGATAATGCAGCACCAGATGGTTCAATCGTCAAAACATACTATGTATTTAAAGTGCTAGAAAATCCTGCAAAGGGTACAAGCATAGACAGTTGGACTGATGAAGTAAAAGAACTGATTCAGGAAGATAAAGTCCGTATTGGTTTAGGACAGAAAAAAGCGTCAGAGGAAGAAACAACAAAGAATGTTAAAGCAGTCAAAGATGCTATCACGTCAGTGTTCAAAGAACAGGACGTGCGTATATCTGATCCATACATGAAGAAAGCACTAGCTGATTATCTAGGAGAATAATAAATGGGTATTTTTAACAAAGCAAGAAAAAAGGTAGAGGGTACGTTTGACGAAGATACATTGAAACAGGACGTATCGAGTGGTGCGTTAGAAAAAGGTTCTATCCTTTGGGCAGTAAGAGCTACCGTAATTGGAACAAAGAGTGTCCTGAACGAAGTTATCGGACGGACAGTATCGGTTGCTAACAATGAACGTGACAAGATTATCAACCAACAAGAACCTCAAAAACCTCAGAAGCAGGAAAAAGTCCAAACGATTGAAACCCCTCAACCTCAAACCTCAGCAATGTCTGAACTAGACGAGTTCGAGGAGTGGAAAAGATTCCAAGCTATGAAGCGTGGGGGAAGGAGTAAATAATGGCAAACGAAGTGCAAGAATACCAACAACCCCAAAATGATGAATTTGATGTCATTCAGATTCCAAAAGGGGATTGGACTGGCGAAAGTTTAAAGCATGGACTTGTCAACTCTTATTTCTACTTTGATATTTTCAAGAATTTAACCAATGGTAAGCCTATTAAAATCTTGTGGGCTGGGTTCTCATTGATGTTAGTCTTTGGAACAATATTCATGGCAACTTTAGCCTTCCAATGGACTTCTACTATATCAGTATTTACTGGTGTAATTTCTGCATTTTTAGTTAGTGTGTCTCTACTTTGGTTGGCGTGGTTGAATATCAAGCCTTCTAGCGATACAACTTTACTAGTTGATAGCTTCCGTACTTTCTTTTACTTAGTGAAATCAAAACCAAGCCTTAACAACCTACGTTTTAAAGCACAGGTTAAGGGCAATCAGATTGTTTTTGATAACGGTAAAATGTATGGAGAGGTTTATATTGTCGAAGGTGTAGTCAATAAGTCAATGCTATCCAGAGACTTAGTTGCTATCTACACAGACCTAGAAAACCTACTACCAAACTTTGGAGAAGTCACAGTGATCCAATCAAGTCAGATTGAACGTGTTGAATTTACTGGCTTGAAGGAACATTACAGAGAAATCAGACGAAATCCTAACAGTACCAAGCTACAGAAGAAATTGGCTCAGATTAAGAATAGGCGTGTAGTTGATGTCTTGAAGAATGAGTTGACGCAAAAAGAAGTAGTATTCTTTATTGCTAAGAAAGAAGAAGAATTGGAGAAAGGACGACAATTCTTGAAGAATGGTTCTGAAAAAGGAGTTGTTGCAAGCTATACGCCTATCTCCCAAAGAAACTTAGAAAGGTTATTAGATAGACTATGAAATCTATTGAAAAAGAATATGCCCTAGACTATCTAATCAATGGGCGTTTTAGAAAGTATTTGTATGTGTTTGCTCCTTATGGACGAGGACTACAAATGCAAGCAGAGGATATTATCAACCTCAAAGGCTTTCCTGTAATATCAGGCTGTACGGTAACAACGTGGAACAAGCTACAACTACTAAAACCAGAAGAATACCGTAAAGAAATGAAAGGTTTAGCCAATCTGGTTAAGGTCAACGATCAAGACTTGCCTGACGGTGGACTTGCAGGAGATATTAAGTGGGCTACGAATCATCACAGCGCTATGTATCTTGCTGAACAGTCTGACGATAAAATGTCAGGTGGCTTGTATGTCTGGGAGATTGTTATTACAGCCCTAACAAGAGAGAAGCTAGACCGTCAAGTGGAAGTTATCCTCAACAGGTGGGGTGGCGTTGATAACTATATCAGTAAGAAATACAATCCTATACAGTATTTTGAACTGGTTGACACGGTTGGAACGAATCGCTACAAGCGAGGAGCATTATTCAATCCTCTACTTGTAACTGAGAAAGTAAATACTACTACCTTAGAAAACTATGCAAAGTTGTGTTTCTTCCAACGTACCACTTTACAAGATGAATTGGGAGAAGAATTTGGATATGACTTTCTAGCCCCTTCTCAAATTGGGGAAGATGGCAACTCTAAATATCCAAAGGTGCTGATTGACGCAAAGAACTACCTGAACAAGTTAGGTATTGTAGCGATTCCTAGAGAATCATCACGTTTAGACTATGTTTTTAAGGATATTTACCAAGATGAAGCAGAGACTATTAAGAAACCTCAGTCACTAGCGAGCGTAACAAGTCAACAAGTGGCTAACCAATTCTTGATGGAAGGTAAGAAAGTAGTCCATATTGTCCTAAATGACTTTGACTACTTTAGGCTAGAAACCCCTCATAATCGAGATACGAAGCAATTTCAAAATGCGATTATCGAGGAGACGCAGATTATTGATGGATCACGAATAAGTATCAACCCTCTACAACCTTTTGCGAAAAATAAAACAGAGGAGAAAGAGGAAGAAATCCCTGCTTATGGACGCTCTAAGAAGAAATTCAACACCATTATCCAGACCTTGATTTACTACCAAGGGGAAGATACAGGGATTGTTGATGAAGTCTTTGACGAAATGATGAAAGGTGAAACTCTTTGGGATAATGATAATGACGTAATGGTTGACCGAAGAAACTATCTTCAACAACCTGCAAGCAAATATCCTGCTTTTAACCGTGCGATTACACGTTTTGAAACCAAGGAAGCTAACCTACGCAGGGATATGAAGATTGATGAAGCGAAAGAAGTTGCACGAATTAAAAGGCGCTTGGAGAGTTTCTTAACGAATAATAGGTCGCTCATTGGTTCTAAAACAAGCCTTGAACTAGACGAAAGCAAGGTCAACTACTACATACGTTTAGATAAACTTGACGCTCTACAGAAAAATATTCAAGTCATCAACCTAGTTGACTTTGTGACAGAGTTTTTAGAAGCAGGAGACCTGATTATCATTCATGGCGCAGAGGTTTTAGATGTTCGTACTTATGAGTATCTGGCTGAACAGTTTGAACGTACTTACGATAAGAAAGTACGAGTGTTATTGAGTTATGATGTGACAGATTCATTGAAACCAAGCACGAAGAACTCTTTAGGTTCATCTAACGTGTTTACCCTCACAAAGCGTCTCTATGAAGAATTTAATACAGGGGTTGATTGGTCGTTTGTAGGACGTATGAATGATTCAAGAAATTATGAGAAGCTAGTAAGAGCAGAACTACCAACAACTACCAAAGTGGATATAGAGTTTGAAGGGGGAGTTGGACGAGCGTTATTTAATCGCCCTGCAACAAGATCATTTTACCTGATAGGAGTTAAACCAATATGCTAGATAAGAATTTAAAAAGGCTATCTCCTCATATCAGTAAAGCAGTAAAAGGGGGCTTTGCCTTCCTGCTAATAGTCTTTACAACTATCTTTATTGCCTACAACGTGGTTGAAGGACGTAAGGCGATAGGAAATTCTCAGACACCGATTGGCGAAAGCCTACAATTTGCACGTTCAGGAGCAAATATCACGGTCAAGAACTACTACACGGATAAGAACCAAGACGTGCTGATTGCTACACTTGAAGTAAAAGAAGGTAATAGCAAACTACCAACTAAGGCAAATGACTATTGGGTAGTCACTACCTCAGATATTGGTGGACGTAGCATACCTACTTACTTTGGACGAATGAATACAGATGGAGATTTTTTTATCATCATTCCTTATCCAAAAGAGCAGACCTACACGGTTGCTATCTACAACACTACTACGAGTGGTGGGGATATAAGCTCTAGTGGAGACCAACTAAACATTGGCTCAGGAACAAATAGTAAAATCGTATCAGATATTACAAGTGACCTATTGAAAAATGTCAACAAGAATCAAGCACAGGGCGTTAAACAGACAGATATTATCGCCTTAAACATGACCTTAAAATCTGCAATCAAAGATGACAGCAAATATGCTATCACTACCCTAGACGTAGATAGCCTTTTGTCAAAAGAAGGCGACACAGTAACGTTTGACTTTAAGAAGTTCTACACGCTTGCCTATCGTGATCTAGTAGTATCTGTAGCAAGAGAGAAAGTAAACACATATACAGAAGAAATCAAAACCCTCAATGACAAGTTGAAGGAAGTTAGAGAGACGTTAGACCGAAACCCTAATGACGAAGTTGCTATCAAGCAACAAGAAACTATCAATGAGAGCATAAAAAGTGCGCAGGATAATCTTGAAAAAGCTAACCAGAACTTGAACGAAGCTAAGAAACGATTCAACTATGATGAAAATACCTTTAGTGACTACACAACGAAAATGTACTCATTGAACTAAAAAAGAAAGGAGAGCTTAATTGGTAACTGTAGGAAAAAAGAAAAAACACCACAAACCAAAAGGAAAGTCCAAAGAAATAGACAATAAGTTTTCTAAAGCAGTCCATGTTAGTAGTTCAGAACGACAAGAACTAGTGTTCAACTACGATACCAAGGTTGTTTCTTGGAACACCAAGGTAAAACAATACAAGGAAGAACTTGAAAATGGCTTAGGAACAGAAAGTAGTCTGTTCCGTAACGAGCAATTCAAGAAGTTGTTAGATGACTTTAACAACCAGTACAAGAATAGCTTAATCATTCTCCCCCCCTATGATGGAAATTTTAGGGGGCGTGAGAAAGAATTAAGTGCTATCAATGATACCATAGCTAATATTCTTGAACCAACAAGAATTATCCTTGGAAACGCAGGTACAGGGAAAACAACTATTGTCCGTGAAGCGACAAGACGGATCAATTCAGGAGAAATGACAAATAAGATGGGCTACAATCTTGTTTGTGTGGAGCTATCCCTACTAGCTTTGCTAGATGAAGGGGATAGCAAGTTTACAGCAACGCTATCTGAAATGATACCTAAAATCCTAGACCTAGAGCAGAAGGCAAGAGAGTTCCTAAATGATGAAAACATAAAATTTGTTCTCTTTATTGATGAAGTTCATACTCTTACTAAGGCAGTCCAGAAGGAAAATGGAGAAAGTAATGGTGCAGACGTATTAAAACGTCATATCAAGCCTGAAATTGGCTCTTTGATTCTCATTGGAGCTACAACGCTTGAAGAATACCGATATTACATTGAGACCAACCAACCTTTCAAGGAACGATTCTCAGAAGTCACGATTCTACAGGACTTTTCAAAAGAGGAAGTAGAAAACATTGCAGTTGCTCATTGGGAGCATTTAATGAAGCTCAGAGGGATAACCAATTCAACGCTATCCAGAGAGCTGATACGCTTTATTATCCGTGTAAATGCTAGAGAAGATTTAATGAGTGCTGAACCACGGAAAACCAAGCAATTTCTACAGAGTTTGGACGCTCACTCCTTCAACGTAGGAGAGACACCTGACTATCAAATGGTCGTAGATGTCTTTAGGTCGGCTAAGAATATCACAGCAGAGGTTGTTCCTGATATTGAAAGCGCAATAAAAGCGATAGATGAACGTATTAAAGGACAGTACGCTTCTAAGTATCTCTTAAAACGTGCGTTAATATCACGATACGGTAATCTATCTAAGAGTGATAATAGCCCCTTCTTATCGTTGCTAGCCCTCGGACCGACAGGTGTAGGTAAGACAGAGACAGCTAAAATCCTCAATGAGTATATCTTTGGTGGGCTTGGTAAAATTGTTTTGCTTAACTGTTCTAACTACGCTTATATTGACGGTGGGGTTGAGAAGTTCCTGAAAGAAGCAGGGGAGCAGGTAGGAGATAGTGAGTTTGCGATTCTTGTTATTGACGAGGTGGAAAAGGCTATCCCTTCCAAGGAAAATAAGATTATCAGTTCTTTGCGTGATGTGTTCCTAGATCTGACAGGCGAAGGTATCTTGAAGTATGCTCCACGTTTTGGTGGAGTAGATAGAAAGACCTCTTTAGCAAAAGCTATCGTTATCTTTACCTCAAATGCAGGGTATGAGATTTTTGAAGGGAATGACAAGTTCTCAGAGAATACCATAACTAAGAATACTCCTAAAAATGAAATCAGACGGATCATGTTTTCAGTAATCAATGAGCTAGAAACTCACTTGAAGAATAAGTACAATTTTGCTCCTGAGTATTTAGGACGTTTAGATGGTAAACTACCATTTACGTCTTTGAGTGAAGCAGACGCTATCGAGTTGACTGAAATATTCTTAAAAGAGTATATTCAAAATGCAAAAGAGAAAGAGAACATAGAAATCGTAATTGATGATAAAATAGAGTATAAGAGTACACTTGTTCGTGGTTTAGATGATGGAGAGGTGAGGGAGTTTTATCCACTTGCTGTTACTCTATCTTCTTACATAGCGAATATGCGTGACAGCTCTAAAGGTGGAGCAAGGCAAGTCCAGAGAGTCTTTAATGATTATCTTAATTTCTTACTAGGGGATATTATGTTGAACCGTGATGTCTTTAAAGAGTATAAGAAAATCAGGGTTTATCCGTGCTTGCTTGAACCAGACACAGGAAATGTTGTTCAAGATAAGAAAGAACAGAGAATGGTTCGCTATGCTCTAAAACCTAATAGAATGGAGGATATAGAGATATTCTATGAGGAGATTTAAGAAAAAACTAGGTAACATACTATTGTTGTCCTGCTTACTGTTTTCAACAGGGGCAACAGCAATGGTATCTACCCCTCATGTAGTTTATGCAGATGATGGCGACAAGGCAAAAGTGCAGTCTGCTGAAAAAGTTAAAGAGGTTGAAATAGTTGCAAGTCCTGAACAAAAACGAGGAGCTATTGCTTATGCTATGTATCAAGATGTGGGTGTTGGTGCTACTCAGAGGGTTAAATTTCAACCATATTTTAATATTGCAGGTGGTTCTCCTGTTTTAGTTGGAATCAATTCAGCAAACCAAGCCTACAATCCTGCAAAGATAGGTGATGAAGGTGGTGGTAGTGACGCAAAAATGAGTTATTTTAGTGCTTCCAAAATTGGAAGTAGTAAAAACACAAACGCCCTAATCGCCCAAGATGAAGCCTATATGCAGACCTTCTACAAGGCAGAAGATGGGTACTGGTATAAGGAAACATCAGGAGACGATTTACTTGCCTACCGACCAGTAAAAGTAAGTTCTCATAATTTGGAAACAGGAAATCCTTGGAAACCAGAAGATTTTTCTAATGACTTAGACGCTTTTCAAACTGCACAAAAAGGAACTATGTTTGTGTTTGTTCCAGTAGCGGATATTAAAACAAAGAATGCTACAGCAGGGGTATTCTTTGATAAAAGTAACAGCTATTCTGTACGCTCTAAATTAGTTAAGAAGCAAGAGAAGAAACAAAGTCAAGCTGACCGTAAGAAAACTCAACATGATAAACAAAGAGCCTTGGCAGAAGAATTTGCGTCATCATATCCTAACGTGGGGGATAGACCTTCTACAAACACGCTCCTAGCGTACATTATGTACACTAAAGGGGGTTCAGGAGACGACGCAATCAAGGATATTGATCTATCCTATGGAGAAATCAAGTATTATCCTGCTCCTTCCAGTAACGTACTTGTAAATAACGAAGCGTACAAGTCGAATGAAGCAGTCAGAAAGTATGCAGGTAGTGGAGAAACTAAAGGAGCTTATATACCTAACTCAATCAACATGGCAGGTAGTCCACAACCAGAAGGTAAGACGCTTGCTAATATGCTGAAAGTCTATGGTGGTTGGGGCTTTATCTCGGTTAGTGCTACAGCAACAGACACGAACTCTACTACAAATAATGACCTTGGCTCAATCCTTGGGGATATTTGGAATAATAACAATGGTTGGTTTGGGGCAATCGGAAATGTTATCTTGACTATCCTTGCTCCTGCACTATGGATAGTATCAATGATACTTGATGTGTTCAACTCAGTAGCTAATGCTTTCCTTGGATTTATAACAGGTCTTGTCAATATCTTTGGCGATCCAATCGGAATGCTTTTCTACAAGGCCAAAGGAGAATCAGGCTCAGAGAATTGGCTGGTAAACTTAGCTATCAACATTAAGGACTATCTATTTACTAACGAGACTATCACAGGTTTAGCAGACACTATCAACGCCTACAGGAATTGGATATTCTTAATATGGTTGCTGATTGGTTTCCTATCACTTATCTATCGAATGACCTTCCGTAAAGGCAAATACGGACAGGCGATTACAAAGTGGTTCTTTAGAATATCTGCACCAGTTGTTATGATTATCCTTGCAGGGATTGTAACAGGTATGCCTTTGATTGGCGAAGCAGGGTACAAACCACAAGAGGAAGTTAGTGACAGAGAGATAGATATGCTCAAATACGGTGTCGCCTTTAACTTTGACTTGCGAGAAGCCTATAACTTTGCAGGTAAAGATGGCGCTCCTAAGTATCAAGAGCTGATTGATTCAGACGATATTGATATTGCTAGTTGGGGTATGTCATCTAAACAAATTAAAGACCTTAACCAACGTATAGAAGCTAAACTTGGCTCAGAGCTATCTGCTGATTTAAGTCAACACAACACGCAAGGCGCTACGTTTGATGTGAATACCTATCTTAGTGGTATTGCACAGGCAAGTAAACTAGCTAACGTAAATAGGACAGGAAACTCAGTTGCTTCAAATGACCTTCCTGCTGACTTTGTAAAAAATGGCTTTATGAACTACCGAATCGAAGGAGAACATAAAGAGAAAACTAAGTTTACTATTTATGGAGCGCCAATGTTGAAATTAAGTGGTGGCTCACAACAATCTGCTGACTTTGTTCCAGTTGGTTATCAATTTGACGGTTATCCTTATATCTTCACTCAAAATGACGCAAGTATCAAGCGTCAAGAGGAAGAAAGCGAAAGCGCAAGTGACGAAAGTAAGTCAACAGAGTACGCTTATCTTTCAGGTACGTCTAACGCAAAAGATCCGAACTATAAGCAACAGTTCTATATTGGATTCTATGGTGTGTATTGGCAAGCAACGCCTGTAACCCTATCTCAACCGTGGACGTATCTATACGGTGCTAACACTAACAATAATGCAATCACAGAACACCCTTCAACCTATATGTATGGGGCAGGGAAATCTACTCAGATTGCAAACCTTAGAAAACAACAAGGTTCTAAACTAGAAGATGACGACAAAGCACCTGAAACTGTAACAGCTCCTCAAATGAGCGAACATGGAACAGGGTACAAGGCAGGCGACCAAAAACTTTATTTCTATTGGAAATATATCAACGCCTACAACCTTGCATTGATAAATAAGTACATGGGTACGAAGTCCGATATGGACGTATCAGACCTTCAACTCTCAAACCAATCTGTAGTGTTCCTTCTTCAATCTCAACTTAAAGAGACTGAGTTGCGTTACTACGCAAGTAACTTGAACCACTCAGATTCAGGTAAAGGTAAGTCAAGTTCTAAGACACCATTCATCTATAACCGATTTATCACTCCACAGAAATCAGATGATATTTCCTCAATGCAGATAAGTGGGTTCTTTATCACTCTTGCTTACACAATTATCTTGATGACCTACGTTAAGACGCTTGCTACAATTAGTATCACAGACTATATTGTAGGACGTTGGAAGTCTATGTTCGCAGGGCTAAAAGGCTCATGGTCGCACGCAGTTTACTATTCAATCTTAACGTGGTTCTGGGGTATTATCGTTACGTTTATCCCTTCAACGTTCCAGTTTGGGGTAAGTGTCATTACAGCAACAGCTAAAGCCTTGAATGATTCGCCTATCGGTATGACAGGAAGTTTTGGTGTCGGATTCGGTGTACTATGTATCGCTTGGGTGTTGACCTATCCATTCGTGCAAGTATCAGATAAGAAAATCTCTTTAATTGTAGGACTAATCTATATGTTTGACGTGATTCGTCTAGCGATCAAGGGTTGGTTATTCGGACGCTACGGTTTAGATAGTATCATCTATCAAAACTCAGGTGGCTTTGGCGCAGGTGCTTTGTTAGGGCTTGCTACAGGTGGCTTACTTGGAGCTAAACAAGACATTCAACAACGCTTGGGTGGTATCAAGAATAGCTTTGGTAGTGGCAATGATGGACTTGGCGGAACTCCTACCACAGACGAAGATGGGGGAGCAGGAACAACAAGCCCTACTGGTACAGATGACACCTACAATCCAGATAGTCCAGATAATCCAGACGGACAAGAGGTTGAAGGCAACCGTACAGAGCTTACGGAAGAAGAAAAACAACGTAGTCCTTTGCGTAACAAAGAAGGAGAAGCAGGTGCAGGAGAAACTAAAGATGGTTCTAAGGAAACTCCTGAAGACGCTTCTACAGACGCTTCTACAGACGCTTCTAAAGGTGCTTCTAAAGACGCTCCTAAAGGCAAGGGAGTACCAAACCCTACTAAACCTAAAGGTAAGTTCGGTAAACTTGCTTCAGTTGCAGGTAAAGGTGCAGGCTTTTACTATCAAGCGGCTAGAATTGCTACGACAGCAACTATGTCAGCTATCGGTATGAATAACCTTGCTAATAAGACAAACCAAGGCTTCAATACTGTAGGACGTAAGTTCAGCAATTCTCAAAGCCCTATCAGAAAGGCTATCGGTCAAGGAACAGATAAGGTCAAAGACTTTGTAGATAAACGCAGAGCAAACAAACCGAACCCTGCAAGTGGTGGAACTAAGATTCCAACCACAGAGGAAAAACCAATGACACCAAAACGTGAAGGCAAGATGAAGCCTACAATCGTCAGTCAAGAACGTCCTTCTCAAACCTCGGTTATCAAGGACGATTCTTCCTCGACAGTAACAAATATCACTCGTAAAGAGGGTATGAAACCAATTAAAAAGCCTGTACGCTATCCGAAGAAAAAGAAAAGGAAAAAGAGAAAATAAACACAGACTTTTAACGATATGATATAATTAAACTATAAGCAATACGCTGAAAAAGAAAGGTAATTAACTATGTTTACAAAACTACAACTTTTAGCTACATTTGATCCAAGTTTAAAAAATCAACTAAACAATATCAAAAACAAGACACAAATTGTTGAAGCAGGAAAAGAAGCTCAAAAAGACGCAGTAGGGCTGACACAATGGGTTTTGTTTGGACTTATTCTTATCACTTGTACCCTTGGCTTTAACTGGGCTAGAAAGCATGATTGGAAAAAAGCTGTCCCTGCCTTTGCTGTAGCAATTTTAGCAGGTGTATTCGCTTGGCTTATCCTTCCTAGCTTTGTCTAAGAATATAAAGAAAAGAGAAGTTTTCGGCTTCTCTTTTTTTATTTTAAAAAAACTAGCAAAAAAACTACAAAAAATACTAGCAAAAATAAAAACAATGTGATATAATGTAATCACGATAAAAAAGTAAGGGGAAATTATGGTGGCTAAAGACCTGATAGTGTACGGTTGGAAAGTACCACGAGAACTTGTGGACGAATTTAATCGTGTCAAAGAAGAAGAAGGGATCAAGACCAACACAAAGACTTTGGACTTTATTATTCGTGACTACTTTAAAAAATAAAAAAGGAGATTTTCTCATGAAGAAAACTTTTGTAACACTTGCTTGCTCAGTAGTATTGCTATCAGTAGCAAACACAACCGTAGCTTTTGCTGATGAACTCATCAGTCCAGACGCAGTTGCGACAGCAACACCAACAGCAACACCAACGGAAACAACCGTACCAAGCGCTGACGCAGTTGATACAGGGAACAAAGTAACAGAAACACCTGCAACAACAGAAGCTCCTGCAACTACAGAAACACCAGAAGTTCCGACTGTTCCATCTACATCAGAAAAACCAGTTGAACCATCAACACCAGAAGTTCCGACTGTTCCATCAACACCAGAAAAGCCGACTGAACCATCTATACCAGAAGTTCCGACTGTTCCATCAACACCAGAAAAGCCAACCGAACCATCAACACCAGAAGTTCCGACTGTTCCATCAGCTACAGAAGATAAGAAAGATGGCGACAATAAGCTTGCTGATGACAAGAAACTTGCTGACGACAAGAAGGACAATACAAACTTGCCTATCGTTGATCCAACTAAAACAGACGCAAAACCTGTTGAAACGGACAAGGGAACAGTATTAAGCACAGATAACGGAAAAGTTATCGTTAAAAATACTGAAACTGGCGAAGAACAAACATTTACCCCAGAAGAACTTGGTGGTAAAGTTGAAAAAGATGGTACAGTTACCGTTAAAGAAAAAGACGGCAAGTTGACGCGCCTTCCAAATACAGGTTTGGAAGAAAGTGCGTCAATGCTTGTCGCAGGACTAACTACTTTGTTCTCAGGCGTTGGACTATTAAAACGCAAGAAAGACTAATATTGTCTAAATACCTCTTTCATAACAAATTACAAGGAAAGACAAGCAGGAATGTTTGTCTTTTTTTATTTTTGGGTTGTAATTATAGTAAATGCGTGATATAATACTTTATAAGGTGTGGGTAAGATAGTTGCGTGTCTTACTTAAACTCCTGAAATATTCTCAATCGAGAAAAACTTAATTTCTTTATATACGGTAGGTCGGTTCGTTGCGGTTCTCTCCTACCGTATTTTGTTTTAAATGAATCAATAAAATGGTATAGTAGTTATATAAAATGTAGGAAGAGGGGGTGGAAACATGAAATCTAAACGAGATATTTATAAATCAATGGCTAAAGAACTTGGCTACAGTAATGTTCGCTCAAAAGAAGCAGTAGAGTATATCTTTGATAAAATTTCAGAGTTTTTAGCAGATGGCGAAAAAGTCCAGTTGATTGGCTTTGGCAACTTTGAAGTACGAGGACGTGCAGAGCGTAAAGGGCGCAATCCACAGACAGGAGAATCTATCATGCTCAAAGCTAAGAAAGCTCCTGTTTTCAAGCAAGGAACAGCTTTGAAAGAGCTAGTTAATAAATAAGAGACCAGAGGAAGTCTATGAGAAATCATAGGCTTTTTTATTTATTTTGTTGACAGGGAGAAAGAAAGAGTGTATAATATAAACATAAAATCTAAGAAAGGCTTTAAGGAGAATGATTTTAAGAGGGGAAGAAGTGATAGAACTCCGTCCTTGGCAAAAGTCGGCTCTAGTTCGCAGTAGAAGGGAGATAGACGGTATTTTCCTTGAAGCACTAGGTGGACGTGGCAAGACAATCGCAACAATGGCGATCATTCAGGAGAAGAAGGCAGAACGTGTTTTAATCTTGAATAACAAGACAGCTATACTCAATGGTTGGGAGAAGGACGCTCAGGAGCTAAATTTGGGCTATCCTGTCGCTTTTACGGTCAAAACCGATAAATGGTTAAGGTCAAAGGCAAACGTTCTTAGAGAAGCCGAGAAGGGGCTTAAAACGCTTCGTAAAAAAATAGGGGTACGAAAACTCTATAGACAGAATCCAAAGTATGTAGAACTTAGCGAGAACGTGAAGCAGTTGAAAGCAGAGTTGGACTATGATGTACTTGTCATAGATGAATGGCAGGATATGTGTAGCAATCAGACCTGTAAGGACTATCTCCATATCCAGAGAAAGTACACTATCGGCTTATCTGCAACACCTATCAGACGCAAAGGGGAGAACTTTTACCCCTTAGAAAAGACCTTTTTCAAAACGCAAGAACCGTCAAGTAGGCAAGAATGGCTCTTTAAGTGGGGAACACTAGTCTATGATTCTTATTCTGCAACGAAAGCAAAGTGGAAGGATTTTGCAGACTACGAGAGCTATATTGCTCAACTAGATAACCGTGGCAATTTTATGTGTTGCGAGGAGATCGAGAACGTAGAGCAAGCTGTATTAAACAATGGCTTTGCAAAGGAGCTTTACCTAAAGCGTGTTTCAATCCCTGAGAAGAACAAAGAAAAGCTGAAAAGTTTTAGAAAGTTCAACGTTTTAGGAGTAGATGGCGATTATGTCATGGGGAAAGGCTCTATGTCTAACAAGCATACAGAACGCTTGCTGAGACAAGCAGAGGTTGTTATTGAAGATGGCAAGCTGACCGTAGATGACACTAAGATTAGTCCTGTAATGGAAATGGCAGGTGGAATGTTAGAGAGGTCATTCAACCGAAAAGAGGGGCTGAAAGGTGGCGTGGTTGTCGTTTGTGAAAGTAAGAGAGTAGCAAGGGCAATGTATGAACACTTTAAAGGCAATTCTCTTGGGCTATGGACTGGCGACAAGCAGATAGACCACTTGAACAGCGCTAACTTAATTGCTACAGCAAAGGTCATGGGAACTGGTGTAGATGGATTGCAGTATCGCTTTGACACTATGATTGTACTTGATCCAAAGCAAGAAGGAAGTGGAGAGTACAATGACTACAGACAGTTGCAATGGCGTATATCAGGAGCAAGGCAACAACACAAAGTGAATATTGTTGAAGCTGTTTACCTAGAGGAGTAGATTATGAGGATAAAAGAGATAGTTCAAAGATTTTTTAAGAAGGAAGCAAAAGTACATATTCTTCTTGATATTGACGGAGTGCTTAACCCAAACAAAGAACCTATTGGGGAGTACGAAATTATTTCACACCCTTGGGGAAGATGGACTGTAAGGACAGAAGTTTTGGAGTGGGTAAAAGAACTTTCAAGCATGGATAATGTTCAAGTCCATTGGGTATCAACTTGGGAAGATGAAAGCAATGTTATCAATGAGTATCTAAAAATTAAGGAGTTCCCTTACTTTAGAGTTAATGGAACGGTAGTAGAAGGAAAGTTAAAAGCAATTAAGGAACAACTGGCGACAGTCAAAGGGAAAACAATTATTGCAATAGATGATGATTTGAACAGAAGTCAGTTACTATCTTTAACAGAGGAACAGAATGTTAATGAGTTGAGACTAGAACTCACTAACCTTGCTTATCAAAATCATAATGATTTTCATGTAATAGTTCCTGATAAAAATATTGGAATAAGTGACGAGGAAATGAAATTTGTTGGGGGAATTATAAAGCAGGAATTGGCAAGAAGATAGCTATTTGAATTATTCAGAGGAACGGTGTATAATATAAATATGGGTAAAAGACAAGATATGGTTGTATCTCGCTTGTATGAGTTAGTCAAACCAACCTCAAAACCCAGAATACCAATGGCAGTATCTTTGAGCAGGTATAGTGGGCTAGACGTTGAGCAGGTAAAAGATATGGCCATAGAAATCAATAAAGCACGCAGGATAAATAGCTTACCCAACTACAGAATGGTAAGTATCTTGCTACGAGTGCTTCCAGATGAAGATATACGGTATATCCTGAAATTGAATCGAGAATCAAGGTATGGGAATGAACAGAGAACTCCTGATGAAATGCTTGCGATTAGTATTTTTAGGAAAAGAATTAATGAGCAGTTTAAACAGACCAGAAACAACGCCTTTTCAGAACTGGTAAAAAAACACGCTGATCTAAATATCATTCCTTGCGAACCGATATTAGACGAGCTAGAGGACTATTTTAATGATAGTGAAATGCTAATTCTTAAAATGGTAGCAAGAGGGTACAACCCTAAAATAGAGGACACAACAAACACTATAAGTCTGCTGAGTGCAGAGCATAGGCAACTTATGAGAGAAAACAGAAAGAAAGAAAGAGACAGGTTACTATATGAGTACGAAAGAAGAAGTAAAACAGAAAGCGAAAACGAGATATAAATATGCTCATGTCACTAGACGATATTTGAGACGGAACTATCAAAAGGTTCTTGAAATCCAACGCAGATACCGAGAAGCAAATCCAGAACTAGTCCGTGAATGGCATAGAGAAGCGCAACGTAGGTTCTATCTGAAAAATAAGGATAAGCCAGAGTATCAAGCAAGTAAATACTACAGCAATCAGAAATCTAGCTTTAAGCGTTATGTGTTGAATCACGCAGAGCAGGAAGAATTGAACCTTTTCCTATCAATCCTAGAAGCTAAGAAGAAGAATGAAGCAGTCAAACGCCCTGTACTGATTGCCCTAGATGATAAAGAAGTTCAAAAAATGCGAACGATAGCTTACCGTTTTATTTGTCGGAATGTAGAAGCAAGAGATTATAAGCAGGTTGAAGGCTTTATCAATGAAGCGCTAGAAGGACTAGAATAGCAAAGTATGAAGTTCAAGCTCTTATTGTTACTAGTCAATGCAGGGGCAATGTATTTTGTTTATATACATGATCGTCCAGATAGAACTTTACTTGGGCTATCTATCTTATTTTGCACCTACATTTATCTGTTTATCAGGTATTTGTTTTGCAGACCACAGAAAAACGCAAAGAGGAAATAACCTCATGGAAGCCTTTATAGGCTTTTTTTTTTGTAAATGAGCCTGTTCACTAAACCAAGAAAAAAAGAGTTATACTAGAGATAAATAAAAAAGACAAGGAGAAGCATAATGGCTTTTGGGGAAAATATAGAAAAACTTAGCTCAATTACTTTAGAGTGTCATGATGTAGATACTGGCTCTAGCTACGGAACAGGACTTGGCGCTCCTGACGTGGAATTAGATAACGCAGACCTAGAAAAACTTGCTGAATGGTATGTGAAGCACTATGGCAATGGTTCAGTAACAGTCGAGGACGTGAAAAATCATGAATACGATAATGAAATCAAAGAAATCATTGAGCAGGCTATCCTAGAAAATGCAACTGTCTATGATGAAAAGGCAAGGAAATACTACAACCAAACTGTAAGGTCATATTATGTGGGGTATTCTGCAAAGGTAAACTGTTCTTTTGAACTAAATGGCATGAACTTTAATATCAACTATGATGAAATTGAGCGACACTTTGCTTTAAATAATCGTTTAGATGATTATTTTGAAGTCCTAGAGCTAGTTGAAAAGGACGAACTAGACAACCTATTTTCTGATAGCGACAAGGACGAGTTGGAGCGCTTGAAAGTAGATATTAAAGATAACTACTACTCAGTCGCAAGCGTTCCTGTAGAAGTCGATTGGGAATTATGTAAAGGCTACGCAAAAGAAGCAGGTGTATCTGATGAATACCTAACAGAAGCCAATCTAAATCGTGCTTTAGAGCTTGCTTTAGAAGGGATTGCTCTTGAATACACTAAGATAGGGAATTGCTTTGTCCTTCTCAAAGACGGTTTGATCCATGTAGGAACAAATATTGCAGAATACGAAGATACAGCAGAAGATGATATTGAAATCATTAGCAAATTAACCCTAGAGGAAGATGACTTGGGTATTTTGCGCTTGTATGTATCAGGGGAAATGCAAGACGAATTGAGCAAGGCTCAAGACTACAAAGAAGTTATTACACGAATTTGGAGTTATGTAACATGGTTTAAGCAGGAAAAAACAAAAGCAGATACCTATATCCAAGAAATCAATGCAAAAATTAAGAATATCTTACCTAGTGTTATGGAGCGTATCTTGAATGTTGCAGAGGTTGATAAAAACAGAGAGTGGATAGTTAAGAAGCTAGGGCTTGCAAAAGAGTTAGACCAAGCAGTAGCAATCTATTTAAGTGCTAAAAGAAAAATGCGTCACGCGCTAGCAGATGATAGTTTGGAAAAATTAAAGATTGATACAACAGCTATTGGGTTACTAAACCTAGACGCTTTAACAGGTGGCTCTTTAAGAGTTGGAGTGGAGTTTTTAACAACCGTTTTAGGAGACTTACAAGTAGGGAAATCATCATTTTCTATGTTGCAGGTGGCAGAAATTAAGTTTGAGGAAGTGTTGAAAATGGAATCAGGAACTTGCTCATTGGTTCTGACAGAAATCAGCTCACAACTTAAAAAACTACTTAGTGAACAGAGCGACAATGAAAAGATGACGCAGGAAATCGAAGAAGCACTTGCGCTTACCAAACAACCGAAAGTGATTACAGCAGAAGAAGAAATGGTGTCTGCTTGGAATAAGTACATTGGCTTGAAAATGGAAGGGAAGGAATAATCATGAGAGAGACGATTGAAAACTTTTTGGAAGAAACTAAGAATCTTTCTGATGATACCGTCCTTGGAGAAGTGGTAGGAACGGAATTTTATTGGAAGTACGGTAGAGCGTCAAAATGTTTTTGGGAAAGGTATTTTGATAGAGATTGTGTAGTGACTATGAAACACTTACGCTATCTTGCTAACTTGGAATTGAAGCTCCTAGATAAAGAATAAGCATATAACCCCTAGAGGAACTGCTCCTTTGGGGGTTTGTTTTTTAGCGACACAAAAAAATAATACATGAATACAAAAAAATAATCGAAAAATCATAAAAAGTGTTGACAAAACATCAAAAAGGTGTATAATATAAATATAAAAATAATAGTTCATCAAGGAGAACAGAATGATTAAAACAGTAAAACGCTATATCAAACGCAACCCCTACCAAGCAGGGCTTATCGGTTATAATTTAGGTGTATTTGCGTGGCTACAGACCAACGCAATCACTTTGCTTGGGAAACACAATGTGACGATACCACCTTTTCTACAATCCTTTAGTGCAGAAGCGCTACGTTTTATTAGTAACTACACGCCTATTTCATGGTTAATTAGTTCAATGCTTTTAGCGTGGGTGTTTAAAGCTGTAGGAACGGTTGTAAAATGGATCATCACTATTGCCCTTATCTTTGTTGCTTACTACTTGCTGAAAAGTTACGGAATTGCCATCTTTGGCTAGAATCGGAGTAAATCATGCTTACTAGAGAAAAATGGAAATATTTAAAAGCTTTAGATCATTACTTAAACCAACAAGGGATTGACCTTGATAGTGTAGCAGAAGAAGATATTGAAATAGACGAATCTGCAAGAATTTACGTTATAGATGGAGCTTATATTGAGGGGGTTGAAATCGTCAAGGGGAATATGCGCTATTTCACTCCATTAGAGGGATATAGTAGTGAGGTTGCTACCTATCTTTATTTTTCAGAGGAAGGCACTGGCAACACTTTCACTTTAGAAGGGAAAGAATACCAAGTTTTTGTGAATACTAACTATGCCTTTTGCAGAGAGGATTTTAGCAATATAGATACATGGAAATGCTATAAAGCCTTGGAACAGTATTTTACGCAACAAAACATCAACTTAAACAACAGCAACATCAGGGACGTAGGGGTGTTTGAATCAAAAACACTATATATGTGTCATGGAAAATCATTGGAACTCAAATGTGCTAGAATAACCATGAAAATCGAAGGGTACGAATGGGAGTATTATGTTCCATTGCCAGAGCATAATAGCGAGATTGAGCAAAATCTTACAGATATTGTTGAGGATTGGAAAACCATTACTGTTGAGAATGTTTTGTATTATGTCATCTTTGAAAAGGAAGAAATTGAGCCATCAGGAGATTGGTAATGGATATTGGAAAGTTTAATGAAAAGTACAAGCTGAGAGTAACAGACGTGGTAGGAGACTTTTTTGGGAAAAAGCACTACTACCACTTTGATAGTTGGGAAGAAGTCCAGTTCTTTCTCCCTTTTGGCTATACCGAAGGGAAAAGACAGATTGAAGTAACAGAGAAAGTCGTTTCTCCTGACGGTATGCAGACCTTTAGCAGAACCAAGGTCAAAACCTATGATATAGGCGAGGTATCTTTCCTAGAGCAAGTGAACAATGTCCTTGGACTGTTTGGAGAAGAACTAGTCGTATCAGACAATACGGAGCAGTTTGGAGTTGTGCTGATTGACCTTCCTTTTAGGTTTATGAAGTACACTTATGTAGTCAGGCGTAATATTTTAGGCGATACATACTATACAGTTATGAATAGTGATGATATAACCTTTATTGCAGAAGAGGGCAGTAGAGCTGTATTTACGCAGGAAGAAGTAGAGAATGATCCAATACTTAGACGGTATTATTTCAAATGGCTAAAGGGTATTGACTGATGAAGGATTTTGATTGGGTTATCGGAAAGCGAGTAGGGGAGCTGACTATACTTAGTTATACACCCCCTTTAAAAAAATTACGACACCAAAGAAATTGTACTTGTCTATGCAGTTGTGGGAAGCAGGTCGAAAAAAGGTTAAGTCGTGTTCTAGGAGAAGAAGTAAAGTCTTGTGGGCATTTACGCTCACAGGCAGGTAAGGACTTTTCGAGCAACCTAGACCAGAAGAAGGCTTACGAGGTAAGATCAAGCAAAGACAAGGCTATGTCTAACTCACAAACAGGGATAAGGAACATAGCAAAGGCTGAAAACGGAGACGGATATAGGGTATATCTCAGAAGGCATGGCAAAGATTATCGTAAGAGAGCTAAAACCCTTGCAGAAGCTCTACTAGTCAAGAAAGAATTTGTTAGGAAGGCTGAGAGGGATTTTGGCGAGGTCATCTATAAAGACTAAAATAGAATAAGCAGAAGTCCTACTAAAAAGTTAGGACTTTTTTTAAAAAAATAGATAAAAAGTATTGACAAGGGAAAGAAAAGAGTGTATAATATAACCATAAAGAAATTAAGGAGGAATCTTTCTTGAAAATGGCTTTTGGCAGAAGTGCGAAAGCAAAAATGGTAGAAAGTAAAGGAGAATAAACAATGGAAGTTACTGAACTAACCGAAGTAGATAAAAGACTTGTTTATCTTGTGATTATTGAGCTGTGGAAGAAATTTATGCCTGAGAAGGCTTATAGCAAAGATGATATTAAGCATTTGAAAGAATACAAGGATAATTTTTATGTCCTTACTCAGTGGTTGAAAAATGATGTTATCTACCTCATTTCTCTGACTTGTTCTGAAAGAGAGCAACAAAATGCCTTTTTGGAAGAAATCAATTCTTGGATAAAAGAGCAAATGGGAACAAATGTTTATTCAAAAATTTGCATGAGTGCGTTTTCTCTTGAAAAAATTAAGCAATGCCTTGAAATTCAGTCGAATTGGGAGAAAGCGATTGATAATGTAAAAGAATATAGTGAACATGAAGGTATTTACAATGTAGGTTATATTGCTTCTACAATGGATTATGGTTTGTCAGAAGAAAATCTTAGTCAACTAGCTCTTATCTACAAAAATGCTACAGAAGATAGTAAGCAACGTATGGTTATTGAACAGTTGCTAGAATGTATTAACTATCATACTGAAAACTCTGATTTTAGTTCAGGGAATTATGAAAAATATATTATTGCAGAAAACAAAGGAGAATAAATAATGTCAATTAACAATGTAGTCCTAGTAGGACGTATGACGAAGGACGCAGAATTGCGTTATACACCTTCTAATGTGGCAGTTGCTACATTTACTCTAGCAGTAAATCGCCCATTCAAGAACCAAAATGGAGACCGTGAAGCTGACTTTATCAATATTGTTATGTGGCGACAGCAAGCAGAAAACCTAGCAAGTTGGGCTAAAAAGGGAGCGCTTGTCGGTATTGAAGGACGTATTCAAACACGAAGCTATGATAACCAACAAGGTCAACGTGTCTATGTAACAGAAGTTGTAGCTGAGAATTTTCATCTTTTAGAAAGTCGCTCAGTTCGTGAAGGACAAGGGCAAGGTGGATATTCTGCACCAAGCAACCAAGCGTCAACACAACATACTCCTGACTTTTCAAGACAAGAAAATCCTTTCGGACAAACCAATCCATTGGATATTTTAGATGATGATTTACCATTTTGATTAAGAGAAAACCCTTGACCTTAAACAGTTCAAGGGCATTCCTTTAAAGTATTTCAGGGGGGCATTATGAAATTACGTTATGCTATATGGGAACGATTAAAAAAGGCAAAAGAGGAGAAGGGGCTGACCTACCGTGAGTTATCAGAACTGACAGGTATCAGTCATACAGCTCTTACAACGTTGTTCTCAGTAAAACCAAATTGCACGGTTGGAAGAATTATCACTATGAGCAAGGCTTTGAATAGAGACTTATCCTATGCGTTCGGAGAGGAAGTAGGTAAAATTCTTATCTATCCAGAAACAGAGAGAGAAGCGATCAACAATTTTTGGAAACAGATTGATTCTTATTACCTGAACCCTAAAGGACGTAAGCACTACTCACGAAAGAAAGTGTATCAGTCAATGGGTAAGGCTTATTACAAGGCAGTTGGAGAAGATAATATCCATCTATCGCTTGACGTGTTGGAAAAATTCTCTAATCACTTGAAGATAAGTCCTTTGAACCTAATCTCAAAAACCTATAGCTTGGGTGGACGTTTACACTTTAAGAAGCAAAACAGCCTAGTCTATTTGCACCTACAAGACGGTAAGAAAGACGTAGCAACCTATATGATTGATGGCGACAAGGCACGCTATAAAGTTGAAGATTGGCTAATGGGTATGATTGCAGGAACAGGTGGACGAGTGCTGACCTTGACGGATATTAACGACAAGCAAAGTCAAGTTTGCCTAGAGTGGGGCGACAGTCTTATTCTACGCCTAGAAAAAAACGGTCAGGAGCTTTATTCTTATAAAACAGAAAAAGATAATGCAAATGAACTACTTACTAAAATAAGCAGGAAGGAAAAAGGTTACGATTCATACTTGAACCTTTTAGAAGAAAAAGAAAGATGAAAAAAGAAAATAGCAAGCTAGTAGTTACTATCATTGTGCTTGCGTCTCTACTACTTTCTGTTTATCTATCTGCTGTTGTGGTAGCTGTTGTAAATGACGTATCAGTTATAACAGTTATCCATAATTGGCAGTCGTGGGCGCTTGACTTTTTGAAAAGCCTGATTGAGTAGAAAGGAAAAAATTATGTTTACAGAAAAGTTACTTGCTGTAGTTGTCTTAGTGGGGGCGTTTGCAATCCTTGTTCGCCTGTTGCTAAAGGTTAATAGGAACTCTTTAGAAATAGAAATCATGCGTCGTCAAAAGGATTTAGGCAAGCCTATTTTTGATGATATTGACTTTGAGAAGTACAGTTCAATCAAAGAGCTTATACAATTAAACGAGGAGCTAAAGAGACAACAAAGAACTCAAAAGGCTAAAGACGGAAGTTTAGCATGGTGTGAAGGCGTAACACCAGTTAGAGGGGAAGTTGTGCAGGAGCAGAAGTTTGAGTACGTTGATTTTGAAGAACCACAGGAAGCTCTTATCCCCCTTAATTGGGATTTATCTATTGTGGAGCAAGAGGAAGATGACGTTGATGGAAAGAAACGTGACAGACGTATTCAGGAAGTCAATAAACTCCAAGAAAAGGTTGATAGTTACTTTAAAAAATGTTTTGGAAGAAATGTGATCGAGGTATTCAATACCAAAATTACTTGGGGTGGAGCAGAGTTCTTTATTAAACTAGCACTTAAACATGGCTCTATCGAAGAATACGCCCTGAAAGCTATAAAGAGTGACTTAGAAAGCATTTTTCAGACTTACTCCTTAGAAGTGACAGGATATGAAAATATTATCCGTATTGCTTTTAATACAAGTGAGATTGAGTTCCCAACCCCTCACTATATGTTCTCAAAATTTGCAAGCGAAGGCATACCTAAGACACCCCTAACAATTATGGCAGGGATTGATAAAGAGGGTAGAGTAAGGCAGTATGACCTTGCTATGGCAGGTGGAGTTCTGGTTTGTGGTAAAGTTGGAAGTGGCAAAAGCAACTTTGTAAGACAAACTCTTTCCTCAATCATGCTACACAGTACGCCAGATGAAGCTAAGTTTGTAGTTTATAGCCCTGCTGTTAATGTGGAGTTCCACTATCTCAAAGGAAGTCCTTATCTTTACAAGGATTTACTAAGCAAAGAAGAAGAAACACTTAATGTCCTAGCAGAGCTGAAAAACGAGATTGACCGTAGATGGAAGCTGTTCTCAGAGCGTGAAGTTCATAATATTAGTGGCTTTAACTCTATTGCTGATGAAAAAGAGAAATTGCCTTATCTGCTAGTAACATTGATGGAAGCTGAGAGCTTGTTATGTAATAAGTATGATGAAGTGATTGAACTCTTGGTATCTTTGACAACTAGAGGACGAGCTACAGGAGTGATCCTTTTAGAAACAACATATAACGCTAGAGCAGATATTGTTCCACAACGCTTGAAAGCCAATTTGCCGTGTGTGATTGCTTATAGTCTAGGCGATTCTGTTGAAAGTATGGTTGCTATTGGAACAGTAGGAGCAGGACGCTTACTAGTGTCAGAGTGCTTGATAAAATGGATTGATAGCCCAGAGCCTACCAAGATTAAAACCCCTTATATCAACGATACAGATATAGCTAAGATGGTTGATTCAACAACCAAGAAGTTTTCATAGTAAAGACAAAATAAAAGCCCCTACGACTAATGTACTGACCCCAAAAAGTTAGACAATTAATTTATGCGAAGGATTTAGTTCTGTATTGCACAGGACTGAGTCCTTTTAGTTTTACCTTAATTCGTTTATTATTGTAGTAATCAATATAGTCTACAATGGCTTGTTCCAATTGCTCAAGTGATTTAAACGACTTCTCATAACCATAAAACATCTCAGACTTAAGAATACCAAAGAAGGATTCCATCATGCCGTTATCTGGACTATTTCCCTTACGTGACATAGATGCTTGAATTCCCTTACTCTCTAGGAACCGATGATAAGAATCGTGTTGGTATTGCCAACCTTGGTCACTATGGAGAATCGTATTCTCGTAGTGTTTCTCTGTGAAGGCCTGTTCCAACATCGTTTTTACTTGTTCTAAATTAGGAGAACAAGAAAGATTAAAAGCAATAATTTCGCTGTTAAAGCCATCTAAAACAGGCGATAAATACAATTTCTGCGTGCTATTTGGAATGGCAAACTCTGTTACATCCGTATAGCACTTTTCCATTGGTTTGGTTGCTTCAAATTGACGTTGAATAAGATTGTCCGCTTTCTTGCCAATCTCTCCTTGGTAAGAAGAATACTTTCGTTTCCGACGAATTCGAGCGCTTAAACCAAGGACCTTCATCAGACGTTGGACCTTCTTATGATTAACCGAATAACCTCGATTCTTTAGTTCAAGAGTCATTCGTCGATAACCATAATTGCCTTTATGTTCATTATAAAGGCACTGAATTTCGTCTTTAAACTCTTTATCTTTGTCAAGTCCCTCCAGTTGCTTCAACTGGTAGTAATAAGTCGAGCGAGCTAAATGAGCTGTTTCAAGAAGTAAATCTAGTCGAAATCCTCCTGAAGCCATTTCTCTAATTGTCTCTGCCTTTCTCGCTCTAAGGCTTCGTCCCTGTCTTCTAGCTCTTTTAACTTTTTTAGGTAAGCCACCTCGGTACGTAAGCGTTCATTCTCCTCTTGGAGTCGCTCTAGTTCTGTCATTTCTTCCCAAGTTTTCTTACGTTTACGTCCCATTTTAGGTACTCTCCCTCTTGTTTTCTCAACAATAGTATACCCGTTTTTCTTGTATTGTGCTATCCAATTTTTCAACAGCGAAGGATTGGGTAGATCATAATCTAAAGCCACACTTATTCGTGAACGACTTTCAAGTAGGACTTTATCAATCATTTCTTGCTTTAATTCAGGGGAATAGTAACGATTCTTCCCCTTTTTGACGATTTCTATTCCGTGACGTTCAATTAATTTCACCATGTACTTTAGACCAGAAACATCCACACCAAATCTTTTTGAAAGTTGATTGAAGCTTTGACCTTGCTTTCTCAATTCATATATTTGAACTTTATCTTCATAAGTTAATTTCATAATAAAACACCCCAAAAGTTAGATTTTTTCTGTCTAACTTTTGGGGTGCAGTTCACTAAGCAGGGGCTTTTTGTATGAGAAAGCTAAAATAAAACCCCCTCATAAGAGGGGTGGAGAACTTATAAGAAAGTCCAAAGAATAGTACGAACCTATTATACCACTAGTAAGAATATTTTGACAAGTTTTTTAAGAAAATAGTTGACAAGAAATATAGATTAGTGTATAATATAAACATACTTTTAAAAGAAATAAAAAGAGAAATCTCATCGCGGACGCCAATCTTGATAGATTTCTTTTTTTATATAAATTTTATAAAAGAGAGCAAAATAACTTTGCTCTCTTTTTCTACGGATAATCTTAAAAGATTATTGCTTTCAAACGACCTAGCACTTGTTCTAATTCTTCTTTTGATAAACACTTACCATCAGATTTATACCTACGTGCTAACAAATCAAGGGTCTTAGGTTGGTCACACATTACATAGCTTTTCTCAGGCAAGCAATTAATTTCAACCTTCAATGGCCCTAGTGTTCTAGTAACAGGAAGTACAATTACAAGACTATTTCTATTGAATTGTCGTTTACTAACAACTACCGCTGGTCTATAATTTGCTTGCTCATGCCCAACACTTGGGTTGAAATCAATCCAAATAATGTCACCTTGATTCAATTCAGATGCCTTACGAGATGAATGAGAGGTATTATCCATTCTATAAACAAAGTCCTTTCAATAAGATTACATTTATAGTATAAACTATGTTTAAACATTTGTCAAGTAGTTTAAAAAATTTCTCGACCAACTGGCGTTAAAACCTCCCAATTATAAACTTCTCTATCATATTGTTCATATTCTTTCATCAAATCCTCCAAAGAAAATTCTGGAATATTTAATACTTCTTTGTTATTTTCAACAACAAATTTATCATTTTCAAAAATAAATTTTAAATCATCACCTATTTTTAAATCATAATTATCAATCATAGATTTAGGCAACAAAATACCCAGTCCATTACCCCATTTTCTGACTGTTTTTATTTCATTTTTAACCATAGGTTGGTTAATACTTACAACATGTGCGCTCATTGTTCTCCTCCTTAATTTAGCCAAAGTGTATCAAAATAGACACATCTTTAGTATAAACTAAGTTTAAACAAAAATCAATAGAATTAATGCTTTTTCTATTATTTTTTAAATAAACGAGCAAAAAAGTCTTGACTTTGACTATAAAAGGGTGTATAATATAAACATAATCAAAAAAGAAAGCAGGATTTAAAATGCGAGTATCAGTATGTTACGCAACAATGATTAAGGACGGAAAACCATTCGTCTATGAACTTGAACGTGAGGACTATTCCTTGTTTGACTTCGACAAGGAATTTCAAAAAATTGCTAAGAATCGTGGTTGGCAGTATGTAGAATGCGGCACAACCCCACTCTTATAGAATGTTCACAGGGGGAACTATGGAAAAGAAGAAAATCTTTAAACTACTGACCGTAGCAACAGCAATGTTGCTCTTGGTCGGTTGTAAGGACGTTAAGAAGATTGCTGACAAGAAAGACAGTCAGACAACAGAAGTAGCGCAGGTAGAACAGGGAACAGTCCAAACTTGGAGCATTGATAAGTACCCTAACTACTATACAGTAGATGGTAAGAGTGGTATCAATCCATCAGACTTTCCAGAAGCAGGTAAAATCCAGTATGGAGAGTTAGACAAGCTAGGACGTACCACAGAAGCTAAAGGCTCACTAACATTTAAGAACGTAGAAGGCTCTTATGGAGTACGCCAGAAGTTCTCTAAGGACGCTGATCCAAGTGGTTGGGGTGTTCAGGATAAAGTGAAAATCCCTTACTCTAACGGTAAGCAATACAAAGGGTTCTTTTGGAATCGTAGTCACTTGATTGGAGACGCTTTGGGTGGAGACGCTATCCGTCAGAACGTAGTAACAGGAACACGAACTCAAAACGTAGGCGAGGATTCAAAAGGTGGTATGCGTTATAGCGAGATTAAGGCGCAGGAGTGGTTGGAAGCAAACCATGACGGAACACTTTACTACGGAGCAAAGCCAGTCTATGAGGGTAACGAGCTAGTACCACGGACTGTTATTGTCTCTATGCTATCGTCAGACGGTACGATTGATGAAAAGGTTATCGTCTTTAATACTGCTAACGGTTTTGAAATCAACTACGCAGACGGAACTTTTAAGGCGACAGAATAGCAGGGGTGTGTTATGAACGCAGTTTTTGAATGTATCGCAAAGTGGGAATCGGCTTACCTCCTTCATTATGGTTCACCAATCTTTAGAAGTGCTATTCTTAAAAGCACAGGTTTGAATCTATATCAGTACAGGAATCAGATTAAGGAATTAAAAGATAATGACCTGATTAAGTATGTCCGATATATGCAACGAGACTATTGCGAGGGCTATTTAGAGGATTGTTACTTTGTTCAGGGGTGGTTGCTTACTGAAAAAGGCAGACAGACAGAACTTTTTAAAAAGATCGCAGAAGCCGAAGAAAAAAGAATGGAAAAAATTTTTGGGGAATTTAGGAGTTAAATAGTTAGGAGAAAATCCTAGCTATTTTTTATTTTTCTCTAATCGTTTTTAAGGGCATTTTTAGCCGATATAAGCGATTTTAAGAAAAAGGGGTAGAAATAGACCTTGATATAGATAAAGTGTGAAAGTGAGGACGAGAGAGGGCAAATAGAGGACGATAGGGTATAAAAGAGTGTGTAGAGTGAGAAAAAGGGTTGATTTTGATAAAAAAGATAATCTCAGAAAGTAAAAAAAGTCTTGACAGTCAGGGGGAAAGAGTGTATAATATAAACATAAAATAGAGAAGGGGTATCATTATGAACCAAGATGAACGCAACGCAAAGAAGGTAGCTGACCTTACCAAGCTACAAGCTATTAAAGAGACAACTGAACGCTTACTTCACTCAGGCGAAGAAAACACTCATACTCTTATCATGGTTGAGACTATTAGGAAAGGTGAGGAAATCGAAACAATAAGCCGAGTTATGGCTGACGGAGATATACGTCAAATCCTTTTGTCAGTTGGTGGGCTTCTCAAAACAGCAAAAGAGATGATGAATAGTTTTCCTGATGACTTTGTTGAGTCTGCAAAGGAAACAAGAAAAGAAGAACTGCTTAATCTTTTTCTGCAATCGGCTGAAATTGGTGCAAAGTTGATGGATTGGTGTGGAATCGGAGAGGAGTAGAAAGAGGGGCAAAGATAACATGATAGTAAAAGATTATAAGAACAATGGAGAAAGCATTGCATATACGCTAGACTATGATCTTTTTAGTGTGAACGTTGAACATAGAAAGACTAGTGAAGGAGTTGACGTGACAGACTTAAAGGGTTTGTTTGATTGGTTAGACGAACAAGAAGTGAGTACAGTACCACTAGAATCCTTTTTATCTTTCCAAAACAGCTTACTACTAGCAGGCGAAACATTACATTTTGCAATGAGCGAACGCAAAATGACACAAAAAGAAATTGAAGAACTAGCTGATAAATTATTTGATAAGAATATATCAGAACGTTTAGCATTTGTGGAAGGAAGGGATAAAAGGCAAGAATGCGAAAAATCATAATGATTGCAATAAATATCATTGCATTGATCTTGATGTCAAGTGATGATGTGAAACATAGAGTTGTAGGGGTATCTATTATAATTTTCTGTTATTTGTTTCTTCTGCTTAATTACACGCTCTCTAATAGAAATTATGAAAACTATAGAATAAAAAGAATTGGAGCGCCGATATTAAGTGCAAGAAAACAGTTTAAAGTCAAAAAGATTGCGACTTATAAAGTGAATGAAGGGGTTTTAACAGAGGAAAAATGGGAAGATTTAAAACTTGTGTTAAACTCCTTTGCATTAGAGTTTTTACATAGCAATTTTCCTGACGTTGAATGGGATAGTCAATTTTATTTAATAAAATATGATGGAAGGTCAGCAGGGGTGTTTGTGAGCATGGGACTTTATAAAGATCTGATGTTTACAGAAAAACCTATGTCACCTATTTTGCTAAATGAATCTTTTCTGTATGCTGTAATCAAGTTTAACGATTTTGGAATTATTAAACCAGTAGTAGAGCATGAATTAGTGCATTATGCACTTTGGAAACAAGGGAAGAAATTTGGAGATTATCAAGAAGATTTTGAAAATAAACTTTTTGAGTTGAATGTTCCATCAAACAACCCTGAAAATTCAAACGCTTACGGTTTTGGGATAGAACGTATTGAAACAGAGAATGGGATTGAGGACACATTATCTTTAGTTATACCACCTAGCAAATCGTCTGAAAAAGATTACAAGCACGTCCTAGAAAAATATATAAATAAGTGTAACAGCAATGATGGATAGGGGGAGAATAAATTAAACATGACAAATTGGTTTGTACGGATAAACTACAGGAAAGATAATAAAGGGGAGTTTTATTCAGAACAAGTAGAACGTAAGCTATACTTTGACTATGCTACAAAACGTGATGTACTTGATAAAGTGAAAAAAGACTACCCTGAGTATTTCTTTGATAAAGTACCACAGAGGACGGTAGATGGGGAATTATTTTATGTCAATGTCTATGAATTAGATAGCCATTGGGAAGAATTTTGGACTGAAAAAATCCCTTGCCAGTATTGTGGAGAGAATCCAGTCAATAGGATTGATCTTAAAAATAATAACTATAGTGGCTATTATTTTTGTTGTTTGGAGCATGAGGAACAGTTCTATGAAAACCGATTGAGGGAAGATGACAGAACTTACCAAAATAGCAAAGTAGTTGGCTTTATTTACAAGATTACCCATAAACAAACAGGGAAAATATATATTGGAAAGACGGTCAATCACCCTATTTTTCGATGGTTTCAACACTTTAAAGCGCAGTCAGGTAGTTATTTTCATGAAGCAATGAAGGATAGTGAAATAACAGACTGGACGTATGAGGTTATAGATGTATTGGAAGAAGGTTTAGAAAAGGACTTACTAGACCTAGAAAGTAAATACATAGCTGAGTACAACGCAACGGATCGTGACTATGGATATAACATGAAAGATTAGAGAAGGGAAAAAATAAATGAATAAAGCAGAATGGAATAAATTGGTAGCAAGGGAACTAACTGATGAAGAAAAAGAGTTCTTTGGGAATAAAGTGTCAAGTATCTGGGAAGGGGTAACGCCTGAGCTAAACGAGGAAGTTTTGGTTTACACTCCACAAGCTGGTGTAACTACGGACACTTGGGTAGATTATGAAGAAGGCGTTGGGTTTGAGAACCATGACGAAGAACTGATTTATTGGGCTAGTTTTCCAGAACCACCAAACGAATGATAGGAATAACCTTTGAGGTTTATCAGGACACCCTGATAGCCTTGAGGGTTTTCTTTTTTGCAAAAAACACAAAAAGATAAGACAAAAACACAAAAAAGATGATAAAAACTGTTGACAAAGAAAGATAGAGAGTGTATAATATAATCATAAAACAAGAACAGAGGAATAAAAAATGAGAAATTTGAAACTCAGAGCGTGGCTCAAAGAAGATAAAGAAATGATTAGTGTAGATGAATTGGCGTTTGATACAAAATGGGTTCGTGGATTCTACAAGTTGGCTAGTCGTTGGTTTAGACTTGAACAAGTTGAACTTATGAGTTCAACAGGCTTGTTTGATGCGTTCAGTACAGAGATTTTCGAGGGAGATATAATTACCAAAAACCAAGGGGAGACTTTCGGAATAGTTAGGTATGGTATTTGCCATAGTAGTTTATGTTTTTATGTTGAGCAAAATTATAAAGGAAGCGAGCTTACATACCCTATAAATCCTAACCACTCACGTTATTACAAAGTCGTTGGTAATATTTATGAAAATGCTGATTTACTTGGTAAAGAAGAAAGTGACAAGGGAACAGTCGCAGAACTACAAGTCAAAGGAGCGTTTGACAAGAAAAGCGAGCGTTGGTACATTGATACAGACGAAGTGACAGTAGAAGCAATGAACAGCTTTTTAAAAGGACATGACCTAGATGTGTTTGAATCATGGTTAGGCTATTTGGAAGGTGGAATGAGCGATGAATCACTAGCCTTTATCAATATATTACAGACTATCGAAAATGAAATTGAGCTTGCAGACGGTAGCAAGATTAAGTTAGTAGAAGGGTAGGAAAAAGGAATGGAACAACGCTTTACAAAGAAAGACTTTTATGTAGGTCAGGAAGTATATGCAGAATGTGTTGGACTTAGTACCGCAAGGGATAAGGAAGGTAGTATTAGTGTAGAAACTGTGACCAATGTTGGGAATAAGTATGTTACAACAGACAAACGTATGTATCGAATTGCAGATGGCGTTATATGGACGGACTATTCTCCTAATTATGTATTGTGGATCAATAAGGACGAGGTAGAAACCAAAGTAGCTAAAGATAAGTTGTACTCAAAATTATCATGGGAGTTTACTAAAGGTTTAGGGGGCTTGCAGGAGCAAAGACTTTACAAGAAACTGAGCCTAGAGGACTTGCAAGAGATTGAGCGAATTATTGAAAAAGGAGAAACAAAGTAAATGAAGGTATATAACGCAATCGGAACGCTTTATAATGTCTTTGGCAGATTGAAGAAAAAGGAGTTTATCGGCTCTTTCTCAACGCTAGAGCAGGCAAGAAATGCAGTCAGTCAGGTAGCAAGCAACTATGACAAAGTGGGAATAGTTGTAACGGAGCTTGACAAAGTGGAAACAAAGGGATTATAAAAGGAGTAGCGAGGTAAAGCATGGGATATACAGGGTGGCTTATGCCAGATGGGGAATTTTTCCCTTGTGAACATAAGGAACATAGTGAAACTTTACGAGATTTGTTAGAAACGCCTCAGTATAGAGGATTGATGGCAGATAATATCGAAAGAGGGAAGCCTTACAACAGCGAACCTGAAGGTTGTATGTGTTTCTGGGATACTGATTTCAAATTCGCTAGTTTTAATGGCGAAATGACCGAACCTGTAAAGGAATTTTTGATAAAGCATTTCCCAGAGTTCAATAAAGAACAGAAAAAATGTATTTATGATAAGTTTTACCTTTTGAGTTTAAAAACCCAAGGTCAAGAAAAAATTTTGAAGGAATTTGAGCAGTTTATGAAAAAGGAGTAGCTATGAAACAAACTCCAACACAAGATAACATTGTATGGCAGTTGCCTATGGCAAGTGCAGAAAATAATAACACAGGCTATATTCATGGCAATGCTAAACCTCACGCTTTTGCAACTTGTGACGATAATCTTATAAACTGGTCTTTATGTAAAAAATACGGTCAATACAGTAAAGAATATGAGACTATCAACATTGAAGAAGTTGAGGAAAAGTACCTATGTAAAAAGTGCCTGAACTCCTACAAGAAACTAAAAAAGAAAGAAGGAAACAACAATGGAGCTTAAAGGGAAAACCAGAGAAGGAGAACTTGTTACTTTACTATCAGGAAAGGATAGCTACACTATCGAAGTAGTAGCAAGTGAAGATGAAAAAAGTAAGAAGAAGTCTGACAAGGCAAAAGAGCCAGTACGGATTGGGAATTACAAGAATGAATTTGCTAAGAGTTCGCTTGAAATGTACGAAGTGAAAAAGCATGATAGCGAAACAAGCGTGAAGATCAAGTTTGCAGGAGAACGGTTTACCTTCTCTTTTGTAACTGAGACAGCATACGAAAAAGTGGTAAAAATGCTAGAGGTAGGTTAAAATGGAAAATAAAAATAAGTCTGAAATTTGGGTAAAAGGGTATGTGGACGAGGAAGGAGATATTATTATCTCACTAGGAGATGACGGTTATCACAGAGTGCTAAAAGACTATGTGGATTCAGGTGTAGTTGAGGTAAAAGAAGCATGACAGAAAAAGAAGTAAAAATATATGCTTACAAGTTGAGTATTGTAGAAGGCAATATTCAAGTTGAAGAAATTGTGTTTAATGCCATAGAAAAGCAGAAAACATATATCTTTAAAAAAGATGGAGGTAATACTACTAAGAGAGTAGTTTATAACCTTAATGAACCTATCGAAGATAGTGTTGTTTCAGAAAAACGTGACAATTTCTTTCGTGGCAGAAGGACTTTGAGAAAAGATGAATTGAACGAGTTGAATATTTCTCCATTCGGAGACGCACGATTTATCTATTACAATGAGCCTTCTTTAGAAAAGGCTATGTCAGTATTCAAGAAGAACCTAGAAGTCCGTATTGTAGGCTTTAGAACAAAAATTAACGAGCTGACAATTAAGACGCAGGCTTGTGAGAAGTTTGTAGCTGATGTATAAATTTTAAAATAAAGGGGAGAATAATTGACAAACACAACAAAAGAACATAACCTAGAAGCAAGCAAGCAAGCAAGCAAGCAAGCAAGCAAGCAAGCAAGCAAGCAAGCAAGCAAGCAAGCAAGCAAGCAAGCAATAAGTCCGTCTATGCACCAATAGGAGCTTCTAATCACTCAAAACACGAAAGACACCAAGAGGACTACTACGCAACCGATCCAGTAGCAGTAGATTATTTGCTGAATGTTGAAAGTTTTAAGAATGTATTAGAACCTGCTTGTGGAGAAGGACACCTGAGTAAAAGGTTGATTGAGCTAGGGGTAGAAGTACACTCTAGCGATTTAATAGACCGTGGCTATGGGGAAGTAGCTGACTTTTTCGGTATAGAAAAATGGGAAGGGGATTTAATAACCAATCCCCCATACAATATAGCTCAGAAGTTTGTAGAGCATAGTTTAAAAGTTGTTCCAAAAGGGAATAAGGTAGCAATGTTTCTAAAACTGACTTTCCTTGAAGGTCAGGCAAGGCGCAAAATGTTTGAACAATATCCCCCAAAGACCGTGTATGTTTTTAGTAAGAGGATCAAGTGTGCTAAAGGTGGGGATTTTAATGGTTTTTCATCTAGCGCAGTTGCTTACGCTTGGTTTGTCTGGGAGAAGGGGTTTAAAGGGAAACCACAAATTGAATGGATAGATTAGAGGATAAAGAATTGTTAGAGAGATTGGCATTAAATTATAATGAAAATATCACTTGGCTTCTCATAGGTATAGTTGTTTGTTTTGCAGTTATTTCACTTGTTGCTACTGTAGTCTCATTAGTGGTGTTGTGGAAAGATAGGGTTACACCTTTTAAGTGTTCAAAAAACCTGATGTTGTTTTTCATGATCTTTGAAATATTGGTTCTTTTTATATTGATAGAAATTGCCTGTTGTTTAGCAATAATGGGAGAAGTTAGAGGATACAATGCTAACAAGGATATACAGAAAGGTGTTTCGGATATTAAAGATTATTATGAGATAAAAACAAAAGGCAACCTGTTATATTTTAATTTGAAGGGAAAGTATAGAGGGTTAGGAATATTAGAATATCATGCAACAGCAGAGGTTATAGAAGAAAAGCCGACTGTATATAAAATTGAATACGAGGGAGACTATTTTGAAATTAAGAAGTGATAGGTTAGTTTAAAAGGCTAGATCCACTAGCCTTTTTATTTGCGCTTAAAATGGCGCGTGTGAGGTTGTAGGGCAAAATAGCATAATTCTAGGCAGAGTATTATAAAACGTGACAGGGGCTAAAATAAAGGGTAATATGAACGAGTTAGAGGGAAATGTATTTCATGGAGTGGATATGAATAGTAGATAGGTCGCTCACTAGCAAAAACCACAAAAAAATAATACGAAAACACATAAAAATAATATAAACCATTGACAAAAAAGAGTAAAAAGTGTATAATATAAACATAAAGTGACGAATAATCACAAACTACAGAAATAGAGGAGTAGCAAAATGAACCAAAAAAATAAAATTACCGTAGGAGACTTGAAGGAATTGTTAAGCAAATACAATGACAACGACCAAGTGATCTTAAGCACAGGATTTTATACAGATAGAGGGGGGAGAAGCGTGGGTTGAAACTGAGCAATTCACACTTGCACATGATGGCAGAAATATTGTTTATATAGAAGGAGATGAAGCACATTGATAAATCTGGTTCAGACTATTGGGATTGATGATTTTATTGTTCGACCAAGGGAAGGCAATCTTCTATATGTTGAAGGCTATATTGGTTGCTACTCAGAATATGAAGGTTGCACCTCTAATGAACGTATTAGAGGTGCAGTAGAAGTAAGTGTAACAGGAGATAAAATAACACAGATTGTATCAGATGAACTGGAACACGTTTCTAGCGAGTATGATGGCGTAGAATGGGACGATATTATTTTAGAATTGGAATCTTTGCTCAGAGATTGCTTTAGAGTTGTTTCAAATTAAATGGAAAGATTAAAAATAAAGAAGGCTAGGTAACTAGCTTTTTTATTTTCGCCATAAAAAAATATTAACAAAACACAAAAAAATAATCAAAAAACTATTGACAATCACTGAAAAAGAGTGTATAATATAAACATAAAGAAGTTAAGAAACAGGAGAAAAACCTATGTCAATTACAGCCTTAATGAACCGAGTAGATATTCTTTCAGAATACAATTATATGTGGCACGGACAAACGCTAAGTGAGAACTACGGAGCTACAGAAGAAATGATGAATGAGTTCTGGGAACTTGTGGCAGAACGTATTGACGAAGCCTACATGAAGGACTATGAAGAGACCTACCATATCGCTCATGAAGGCTCATGTGAACCAAACGCAACCTTTATTAGCTTATGTGGGCTTTCGATTGACAGAGATACTATTGATACAGCTATCGCAGAATTGGAAGTCAAAAATGTTGAAGAATGGCTAGATACAACGGTTGAGAAGTTAGAAGAAGTAATCAACCGAGTTTCAGATGATATGAATAAAATCCTAGATGAAATCGTGAAGAAACACCATCTGACTTATATAGAGGTCGCTTAGAAAAGGGGGCTATAAGCCCCTTAGAATTAAAAAGGAGAACGCAACATGAACCTAACTACAACATACACAAACCCTATCTTTGAAATGATTGGCTATGAGCCTAAAACAACCTTCTGGGCTGACTTTAGCATTGCTGATATGTTCGGAGTTAATGGTGTCAAGGACACCTACAACCGAGCAAAAGATGAATGGAAAGATAACATTGAGTACATGACAGAGTTTGCTATGGTACTCAATCATAAGAGTTGGCAACACAACGAAAAAAACCAAACTCTATGTAGTTTATATTCTGACCTATGGTGTAACATTGAGGACTTTATCTATGAGCATTTCAAGGATAATGAGGAAGCAATCAGCTACTACCAAAGAGTAACAGATTAGATAGAACGCAACACAAAAAGAGGGGGCGACCCCTCTTAAAAATAATCAAGCCACACAAAAAAATGATAAAAAGTGTTGACAGCAAAACAAAAAAGGTGTATAATATAATCATAAAAAAAGAAAGCGACAATACAGTCGAGAGGTATAAAAATGGAAAATCCAACAGCTATGCTAGCAAATGTAATCTTGCTTACACTTGATACACAAAACAAGTGGGTATCAGAACCGCGTTTCAAAACACAAGAACTTATTGATAGCTTGCGAAAAAACAACAGTATTTATGAATACAATACTGATGAAGATGGCGACTCAATCGAAAAATTCTGTGGCTTTAAAGATGAAGCTCTTGAAGAAAAGCTGAAACTCATTGAAGCAACCTACCAACGCGATATGGCAGACTATGAACGCTTCCGTGCTGAAAAAATTGAAGCTCAAAAGAAAAACATTGATCTAATCAAGAATTTTGCAGAAATGTATGCTACAGTTGGCAAGGAAGAACAATAAAAAAATAAGAAAAGCAAGCTAGAACCTAGCTTGCTTTTTGTTTACCCAGAAGTATAGTTTTTCATTTCCACCACAAAAAAGTACAAAGGGAACACAAAAAAATAATCAAAAAGTCTTGACAAGGGAAAGAAAAGAGTGTATAATATAATCATAAAGAAATTAAGAAAAGAAAGCCAGTTGGTAGTTTTATAAAGGGATAGAGAAAGCGTGTTCTTTTAAAAATAAAAAAGTTATTCGTATAGCATATTTGCGGAAACACTTATGCTAAAACTTTAAGGAAAAAACAACTTTCTCCGAGCGACTTTCTCTATTCCTCTACAAGACTATCAGCAACTCAAAGGAACTCCAATATGTCAACGTTTATCCAAGAAATCAAAATCGCAACAAGCACTTCTCTTGATGTCATTATGAAAAGCGGACGAGCTTATCGTTACTATGGAATCGATCCCGAATGGCTTGCTGAATTGATGTCAGACTATACTACAATCGTAGTAGAGGGTGGAAGTGTAGGACACTTTTACCATGAGTATATAAAAGGGGTGTTTGAATCTAAGCAGTTACAAACCACAACCAAAGAGAACACTCCTGACCTAAAAGAACTGTTTGAGAACCTACAAGAAGGACGAGCAATCCTAGTAGGCAACAAGCAAGAATTGGACGAGTTACTGAAAATCATTGCTGAACACTACCACGTTCAAATTAACTATCAAGGGTTGCTGAAAGACTATCAAAATATCACAGATGAAGGGTGTATTGCTATCAGGGAGGGAGGGTTAGTTCTTATTCCAGTGGCGCAAGTAGGCTATGAAAATATCGTTGCCTATTCGAGTATCACGCGCATTAACTCACGAGTGATTATAGCTGATTACCTTTCTAGCGATGACACCTTCTTATATGATGTTAGCCTTACAAGAAAAGAGGAAACAGAATGGTCTGAGGGCGACGCTGAGAGCCATATTAAGTCCTCTAAGGACGATAACAAGGCAGATGAAGGAAAAGGGCTAGACGATAGAACAATGGCGCTACAAGCCTTAAATCTCCTTGGAAAAGTGATTGGAGAAAAAGGATACTCAGACACAGATATTCTAATCAAGACAATCCGTGACTACATTGAAAAATAATCAAAAAAAGTAAGAGGGGCAACCCTCTTATAAATTACAATACAACACAAAAAAATAATCAAAACATGACAAAAAGTGTTGACAAACAATAAAAAAGAGTGTATAATATAATCATAAAGAAGTTGAGGGAAACAGACTAAAACGAGGGGCAACCCTCTTAAAAATAATCAAGGCGCACAAAAAAATAATCTTGCTACACAAAACAGTAAGCAAGATATTACACAAGGAGAAAAGGGAGATATAGGAGCATAAAAACATAATAAAATAGCACAAAAAGATAATAAATAAACACCAAAATATAGCAAGGGAACACAAGAAAATGCGAGACAGCAAGGTGCGAAACTGCTGAAAGAGAATGGTTCAGATATTTCAGAAAGTCTTGCAGAAAATCCGTGAAAGCGAGGGGAAGCCGAGAAGAAAAAAATAGCTCTAGCGCAGAAATTCAGAAAAATTCTGCTAGAGCCAAAAATAAAAATCTGAGGGGCAAGCGAGGGGGCAGACGGACGGCGCAACCCCACTCACTGCAAAAGGAAATACTTTAATTTATGTTTACCATATCCCTTTTCTTTTCTATGAATAGTAAATCAATAATATTTCACTTCGGCTATGCCTACGTTCAATATTATTATAAACTCTA